CACTAAAGTGGCACTAAAGTGGCACTAAAGTGGCACTAAAGTGGCACTAAAGTGGCACTAAAGTGGTTCATTGAAAATAAATGATAAATTTCTTTAGATTTTCTTCAGAAATTCCTTGCACAATGTCTGATAGTGGTCTATTCTCTTAATACAGAGAACGAAACACACAACGGAGCAGCAGACATGAAAACCTTCCTCGCCAACCAAGAAATCAAAATGACCAACAAAGCTTTTAACGGTGTTCAAGGCTACCACCTCACCACTACAGAAACCATTGTGTCTTTGATTGCTAAAGGCATTCTGGAAGGTCATCACATCTACGCTGCTGAAGTGGCCCTGTCTTACAACAACACTTTCATCATCGGTCAATATGAAATGAAGGTAGCTTAATCATGGCAAACATTCATGATGTATTCAAAGATGACGATGTTAATGGTGTTATCATTGGTTCTGTCATGGTCACTGGCTACCTCTGGTACGGCGATAAGAAGGCCAACTACAGACAACTGTATGCCTATTCAGATGCTGAGCTTCAGGAGAAAGCAATAGCTTTGAAGAATGAGATGTTAGAAGAGAATAAAGACATTATCTGGCACTTGTGGCCTGATGCTAGTAAGTGGTCATTACGGATAAATCAGTAGAGTGCACTTTTTATTTATCTTCCTCCTAAAATAATCCTTGACCAATCCTGTGGATAGATATATCCTTACAATCAAGAGGAGGGGGAATGATCCCTTTCCAGAGATAGAAGAGACAGAACATCATGAACACACTCTACACTAAAAACGAACTGATCAAAAAGGGTATTAAGCGCAGAGATGTTGTTCGTTTGATCAAATCCACAGAGCGTATGTGCAATTACTTCTTTAAGCTTCATACCACTCGTGAATTGACGTCTAAAGAACAGAAAGAATGGGAATGCAGCTTATCCAAGTGGGATCATTTCAAAGCTACCCTGAACAACTGGGATAGATAATAATGGAAACTGTAGAATTGTCCAGCGCTCAAGGTCAACTACGAAATGTCATATGGGCACTAGAATGCTGTCATGGTTACAACCCTTGTGATACTGTGTTCTGGGGTGTTGCATCCGGCCCTCCGATGGGTGATAATGCTTGGAAGATTATTTGTAGTATGATTGGTCATCCAACTTATGAAGTACATCAAGAGCTTGTAAACTACTCTTAATCACAGGACAGGAGTAGTTCTAATGAAAAAGCTTAATGTCTCTGTGCCCATGAACATCAATGGCCTTATTCTATGGTCCTATTCATTCAGAGCTTATGATTATGAAGTGTTCCATATGTTGGGGGATTATGGGTGGTATTCTCCTGTTACTTTTGAACCTCTGTAGATAATTAACGTCGGAGTATAATAAGAAACATCACAAGGGCTCATTTGAGCCCTTTATTTTTGTCTGAAATAAATACATTTATCTTTAAATAAAGCTTTACAGGGTAGATGAATCGAGATAGAATGAACACATCAGAACGAAACACAGTCTTTAGACAAACCACTTAGGAAGAAGAGCATGAAAAACCTTATTAATATGTTTCGTAAACCAGCAGTGACAACCTTGAAGGCTAAAAACCCTAAGAATCAAGCCTTGTTAGAACAAGCTCTCGCTACGCTGAACAAGAAAGAGTCTAAAGTTGACATCATGGTATGGAAATCTAATGTTAAACAGATTCTCCAGTCTAAAGATGTTATCTAATAATATCAAGCAGGGAATTATAAGCCACTCATTTGAGTGGCTTAATGTTATCAACAGTATTAATAGAACAACATCTCAGTATCTCTTTCGTTGATACTAACAAATCCCTTCTAAACCTCGTCTCATCTATCATACACTGTCCTCTTAAGTATACTAATTAGCTTTAGTAAGCTGCCTATTAGGGTTGATAAAATACCCTGTGTGGTTAAGCTGACGGTCGAATCCCTCCAACTTTCCCCATCCCACATGTTGAACACTCATCCTAACCACCATCTCTTAGCCAATCCTTTCACACAATCCTCACAATACATTGACTTAAGCTAGTGAAGTGTGCTAATCGAATGAAGTAGATTATTATGGTTGACATACACAGGCCAATAGTAGCTAGTTGCATTATAGGACTTCGTATAATACTGATTATGGATGACGTTAGGGTGCTATCTAGTATGTTTAGTAAAACAGTTGTTTAGTCAAGTGGTTTATTTACTTTGAGAGGTATCTGACAAGAGGGTGTCTAATTGGCATAGGCTGTGCGTACCTCTCAAATTACCTTTCATCGGATATTCGGCAAAGTTGGCATGGGTTATGCAGCTGCAATCTAGAACGGTTAAGCTGCTCAGATAGATATCCAGTGGTCTTTGAAGTATGACCCTTATAAGTAAAGGCTTTCAGACACTATTAGATATTTACAGGTACGAGAAAAGAGAAGTCACTGATACAAGCTGACTTCCAAAATAGGGGGTTGGGTTAATATTTTAGAACTAGAGAACACCCTTTAAAGTTAGAATAGGGGTAAGAGAAAATAAGAAAAGAAAGCTTTTGACCTTCTTTAAATATATTTCTATATCTCCTTCCTTTAGGGCAACACCTCTGTAAGCCACGTAATACAAGGGCTGATGTGTTATTTTAGTAGTTTTATTTTTATTTAATTAGTAAACATATTTCCACTCATCCATTTCTCTAACAAACCTCTCATCCTAACACTAGGAATATACAGGTTGATTGGTTCATCATTTCGTACACTACTCCTGTAAGTCCACTGTAAAAGCTCTGTTATTGAATACCTCTCTTGACTAGGTGCAAACTCAGTACCACGTCCCAGTAGATATTTGTAAGGCTCTGGATGCATGTGAGCATTGTACATATAAGCTAGCTGATTACTGTTTGCATAGTCATTGGTGGCTTTGGTGTTATGAGCAATGTGACGTTTAGTATAACCAGCACCTTTAAAAATACTAACAGACTCACCAAGACAAGTCCAAAGCCTTTCATCAGTCTTCGACTTCCCATATGTACTGTTGTTAAAGTAATTGTATAGGTTAGACCTTACTGTCTGAGATAGAGCACTAACTTTAGTCTGTCTCTTCTGATCCCCTACGGTAAAACTATCCCATCTATCACCAATACGATTCATCTTTGGATTATCTACAACCCTAATTAAATCAAACACATTACTTGGTAGTTGAATTCCCCTTATTGTCTCGTGCTGAATTCCGTAGTAGTCAAGATATTTGTGAAAGACAGAGCCCTCAAACATGTAGGTAAGCACTTCTACAGAATCAAATGCTTTGATGAATTCAATAGGATACTCCCACATGAACAGATCACGATTCCCTTTCTCATCTTCAATCAGTACAAGACTTCCATTATCACATAAAGATTTAATCTGCATATCCCAACTAAAACCGGAACCATCTAGCTCCTTAACATCATCACTTGTATCATAGTCTTCATTCCAGCGAAGTAAACCCAAAGCATCCTCATACACAGCTCCACTTCCTAACAACATCTTACGTCTGTGCATCTTACATGGGTGCGGTCTGATGCATTCTAATTCTTCATCAATTACAAGAGTGTAGCCAGCATCTTTTACATCCTTAACTGTCTCTGGTGTAAAGAGCTTCAGTGCAGCATGTGTTGTTACAATGTCACGTCCTTCGTGTACAAGCTTTGCTATGTGCTCTACCTTAGTTCGGTATCCAGACACAGGGTGTTCAAACCTACGTCCAGATGCACTACAGCCATTTCCATTGTAAATGATATTCCCTTGTGTATCTTTCAGTGGCAGTTGTTTATCTCCGCTGTCAATATCTGGTGTAGTACCTGCATACCTATGGCACTCTTTTAGAAAAGGAGTAACAACAATAAATCTCCGATCTTTGTCGGAGTTATTTATCTTGTCAATCATTCGTGTTGACTTACCCGTTCCGGGAAGCTGGTCATATACAATTACTTTAGTCAAATTGGTTCATCCCATACTTCATACACCAAATTAAAATTAGTTTCGATTTCATTCAATCTTGTAGCTTCTAATTCCGCCTCTTCTTTTTCATCAAAGTAGACAGCTACAATATCATAAATCTTAACTTGCTTATCTACCGCCACAAGCCAATATTCTTTACTCATACCAACCCTCCTTAATAATCACGTCAACCAAACCTTCTGTCTCTTTCAAAACATTCTCCATACTGTGATATCTTCCAAGTGCCCAACGTATCCCATCTGCTTTAACATGACTCACATCATAATACGGTGCAGATAGTCTTTCATTACGGCCAATCAAATACAATTCAGTCTCTTTCCTTTTCAGCCATCTCCAGCCTTTCTTATGAAATCCTACATACTCGTATTCAGCCCAGTTCTCTGTGTCAGCATGTTCCTCACAATAAGCATGGTTGCTTAGGTACTCTTCAAAGGTAAGCTTTCGATAGAGCATAGGACTGTACCAATAGCCTGCAATCTTTCCACAATGGCATTTAGGACGCATTTACACCCTCCAACTCAACCAATATTTCCAACATTGTCAAAGCCCTCTCTTTATTCCTATATTGACTTCTCTCCGTAGTGGACACAACACCAAGTCCTGTAGGAATATGCACAATCAGCACACCACTATGAGTAAGTCCTACATGTTGACCTCCAGTTTTATAGGGTGGGTATGTGCTGACTTCTAAGTCTTCTGGTTTAAGATTCATTCTTTACTAACACTCCCTAAGTCACCATCACAAAAATACATCATGTCTTCTATTGCAGCTCCAATATTCTTATAGTGCTCATAGTCACTAGCATCTTCAGGAGGATACACCTTACTCCAACTCTTATCCTCTGTGAATGACCATGTACTATCTACGTCTACACTATTCCACTTGTTAGCTAATAGGTATTCAGCAACTTCGTACCAGCTTTTGAAATCAGACATCACACCTTATCCTCCCAATTTTGACTCATAGTCAAGCACCCAATCATTATAAGCCTCGACAGGACTATTCCCTACCCCACATGCAGCCCATATCCACCAAGCCTTGTCAGAGGCATTATCTTCTGGTTCATTCTCAATAGGTATTTCACAGACATAAAGTCCTTCTGGTGTTTTAAGGATTAGTGGTTTCACTAGCCAACCCTCGTAATATAAACCTTATCCACATCCATCCAAGCATATAACTCAAAGGACTCCCCTAAAATATCTTTGCACTTATCTACTAAGTCTTGACTGATGTTAGTATCCAAAACAATATTCTTTGGAATTCTATTGTGCCCACAGCAAGCTCCATGTGTCACAATACCAGCTTTCCATAGTGCCTTAACATCTTTTACAATGCAAGCATCAACACAGACAGTTTCACGTCTGATAATTGGAAGTAATTCTTTAGGAACTTCTAAGACAACTTCAGGATCTTCTCCTACACACCAATTGTAGCTATAGCAATTACAAGACATTCCACACCCTCCCACTAACATGTCCCTGATGATACATCTCCCAAGCATCCGCTGTACGTTTATCCGCATAGAAGAAACTATATTCACTGTCTCGTGTTATATCATATCCTCTACGAACAGCATAATATTCAAACTCTTCTCTAGTCTGCTGTTCGAACAAGTCCCAACCATCTACATTGCAGCCGTTAGGTTTCATGGATACCTCTCACACTCTACTTTCACCACTTCATTCTCAATCAAACAAGCGTTAACATGTTTAACCCGTGCAATATAGAAATCAATTAGGTCTTGAGCTTCTTGTTGGGAATGATTAAAATTTCCTGTCCCTTTACGAGTAATCCAGTCGTAACAAATAGAACGAGGTTCACCAATAGGTGCCATCATGTCATTAAACTGATACCACCAAAATCCCCATTTGTATTCAGCAGTATATTGCACAGAACCACTTGCTTTGGTTGTCTTCTTAATACGTGTCTTACGAGTTTTCATGGTTGCTTCTCCATAACTAGTGTAATTTTCTTATCGGAGTCTTCAGCAATCTTACAAGCACACCGAGGACGGAAACGACTAAGAATAAACCTATCAACCTCGGATGTAAATATTGATTTCAAGAACACGCCGTCATACACATGACCTTGTATTTTATCCACATCTTTGGGGTATCGTATAACAATAAACCGTAGTTTATTACCAAAGTATTCTATGGACAAGTCTTTCTGTTTAAACTTTGCAGTGTCAACGTTTCTTGAAATCAAAGCAAACAAGTCATCTGCGTACTGTTTTGCACTTTCATAGTTGTCAAAGAAATAACCAATATTCATTTACTAGCCTCCCAAAGTTTATCCATCTTATCTCTAAACTTGCTAGGTGTCATTGGGGTGAACTGAGGAGTGTCCTTACTCAACCAGCTCTTATCCTCATACCTTACCAAACTCTCCCCCAATTCTTTTCTGATCTCTGATAATTGTTGTTCTATACTTAACATACGTTCTTCAATTGTTTGGTTCATCATATTTCCTCACTCTAATAATCTGATACCTAATCCCAACCATGTGAATAAAGTTAGGGTGGAGTTTATCTAGCTCGCGTGCTCTTTGTTTAGCTTGTTCGAACTGAGTCACATCAATTTCTCCAGTCTCTTAATCTCCAATAGGCAAGCATCCACCTGCCCTTGATTTCCTCTATCTTGCCCGTCTAATAGAACAGCCTTAATTTCTCTAATTTGTTGCTCATACCAAGTTTCCTTCTTTGGTATTGGAGTAATCAGTAACTGATACGTCTCCCACAACTGTTCCTCTGTGCAATCTCCAAAAGAACTGTTCCAGTTCCATCTGTCATTGTGCCCACCCGAATAATAACCTTTAGATTTAATCAGTGGATGTTCCATAATCTCATAGGCTGGATCACAACCCTTGATTAATGCAGAAAGCATGCTCTTGTCCATTTCAACCAGCATTCTTACTCCCCTCTTTCAATTCCTTCACGCACATCTTGCCATAACCGTGAGTAGATTCTTTGCTACACTTATTCTTCTCTCTAGCTCCACAGGAGCAGCGTTCCGTAGTCATTTTTCACTCAACTCCTCAAGAGCATCCTTGTACCTCTCAAACATGATATCAAATGCTTGCTCTAGTGTAAGGTTATTTGGCTTAGGAGGTGCAGCAGGAGCCTTTGGTCTGTTGATCCCTTCAGGCATTGGTGTCGGTTGTTTTGCTGTCATTCTAGTTCCCCAAAAACTCATTAATAATAGGTGTTACTACATCAGTTGAACAAAGAAGGAAAAGATGTCCGTCATCCACTACATGAAGTTTAGAATTAGGAATCAACCCTTTCATAATCTTCATATTCAACAATGGAATGATTGGATCATCACTACCACCGAGCAAAAGTGTAGGCTGTTTAATGTAAGGAAGCATCCACAAGCTGCTCCACCAACAAATAGCTAACTGTTGAAACTTGTATCCAGCGGCATTAGCTTTATTCTCAGACCTATTAGCTTCCATCTTCTGTGCATATTTAACTGCTAGCTCAGGATCAGTTCTAAACTTTCCACCGTAGATCAGAGGTGCAACTTCAATCATATAAGCTGAGTCAGAGTAGCGTCTAGGTGAAGCCATCAGCGACAACACCTTAAAACTAGGTGGAACGGATGTTACGCCTGTTGCTGTAGCACATAGGATTAGTTTCTTACATCTTTGTGGGTAATCATATGCGAACTGGCACGCCAAAAATCCACCCCAGCTTAGGCCAAGTACATCTACTTGTGCGTAGTTGAGACAATCAAGCATTTGTCCAACGGTCTTAGCCAAGCCACTAAACCTGTACGGAAGAGAAGGTGTAGAACTACCACCAACTCCCGGTACATCGAAAGTAATAATCTCAATATCAGGATTCGACTCGTGCATAGCTTCGACAAAAGGAGTCAGTAAAGTTGTATTCGCTCCAATGCCATTCATGATCAACAGAGGAACAGTCCCAACCTTCCCCGGCTTAATAGAAACGTATATGTACTGATTCCCTAACATGATTGTCTGGTTTTGCATTTGAATGCTCACTGCTTTCTCCACTCAATAAATTCTTCCAATATTTCTGAAACGTTAATAAAACGATAGTTAACATAACTATTAGCTGCAAACTCATCAGGAAACTGAATTACACAAGCTTTATGCTGATCTGACAAGAAGCGGATGAAGTCCTTAATCACTTCTCTGTCATGGGAATATTCTCTGGTCATTTAAATTCCTCACACAACACTTGCCCAGCAAGAAAGGCTTTGTGCATTAAATCCACCCGCACGTCTAGATACTCCCCATCTTCATTTTTTATAAGATCTTCCTCAAGATCAATAAAGTCTTGGAAATAAGTGAGATACCAGTCTTCAAATAAACTCATTTCTACTCCTTCCAAATAGTGTAAATGGCCAGAGGAAGAGTTACAATCCACAAAACTGAGAATACAGCCTCATGTACAAGATTTAACTTCACTTTATCTCTATAGCAATTTATAGCCTCTACATATAGGACAACTAACGCAACAATCAGATATATAAGAACTAACATTTCATTTAATCTCCAATTTGTTTTCAAAGTATTTACTGTATTTTGCAACTGTTTTTACATACACATCCAGCTCATCAGAACGAATCAACCTAGCAACTGTTGATGTGTATGTGTGCCAAGAGTTCTTCAGATATGTCCTGTCCTTAGTCTTAAGCACCCTCATGGCGAATTTACTAGCCTTAGCTTCTTCCTCAATTCTTACAAACACATCATAGTAGTCACCGAATTGAAGACGACTAAACCACCTAGCTTTAAAATATTTCCTCTTAAAGCCCAAACTCCTTTCTGCCACCATGTGTCCCACTTCGTGATAGAGGGTTTCATAGAAGTGTTTTTGGAACAAGCTGACACAGATAATCTGCTCTTCAGGTGCAATCCACCCTTCGTCACCGAAGAATTTCAAGTGATATTTTAAGTCATATTTCTTGCACACATATCTGAGAGCTAAAATTCTTTTAATCATAATATTCTCCATTAATATCTATAGGGAGTTTTATACCCTTAAAAGAAGGATAACACCCTCAGACATAGTACGCAAGCTCTTTTTGGCTAGGACGGTTTTAATAGGGTAAAACTACGCCAACTTACCCTATTTACTCCCGCAATTACCCTATTGATCAGAGTCCTTTGTCTACGGCGTATTCGATAACCAAGCCAACCATGGCTACAGCATTAAATTTATGGTTAGTTTCAGCAAATTCCCTGAGTGTTTTAAAGCCTGTTGATTCTGTGTATTCTTTTACATCAACGCCAAGTTTCTTGCAAGCTCTTTTAATGTATTTTACTTCATTCCCAAGAATGTGCCATTGAGGCATACGGATTCCTCGGGCAGATGCTTCAGACTTCCAATATGCTTCGTCTGGACGGTCTAGTTGCAAGTGTTCTCGTGCGTATTCTTGGTCTGCAATTCGTTTAAGTCGTATTTCTTCGCGTTGAGCGTCAGACATCGGTTTGAAGTCTGGATTTCCTTTCTTGATCATTTTAATTTCTCCTAGTTAATCTGCACAATAGTAAACTTACCACCACGGAAACACGCACCAGTATCAATATACTCTACGTTACCCAGAGTCTTTGCATCATTCATTGGTGTGTGACCTACGTACAGTTTGTAAAGTCCTGCAACTTCCGAACTATCTTCATTTGTAATCTTAGTACGTGCCCACATAGCAACAGCATCAAATCGATCTTTGTTATTTTCATATATTGATTTGAAAAGATTCCAATCACCTAGCGGACACTCAGCATGAATAATACCAACTAAACCCTTAGCTGTCTCTACTTCAATAGCTAGAGGTATCTCTTCCATTTCCAGTGCATAACACTGCTGTTCAACTGTAGACAGCCCATATAACCACATACCCCCATTCATTGCATGCATCCCTGAAGAATGACCAAGCTCACCTTCACGAACGGAGTCAATAACCATTTGTTCATGATTACCACGTACAGAATGGAACCAAGGTTTACGCAACCAAGTAAAGAACTCTTGAGACTCAGGACCACGATCTACTAAGTCGCCTACACAGAACAAACGGTCAACCTTTTCGTCAAATCCAATTACGTACAATTGTTCTTGCAGTTTGCTGAAGCAGCCGTGAATATCGCCGCATACGAAGTCTTTTCCTATGAAATTTTTACTAAAGTATTTTACTGGATTCATTTTAATTTTCCCTCTAGGTGAGCAAGCTTCTCTTCAAGTACGATAGTGTAACAGAAAAACTCTTCCATGGCAGCATTCAACCTGAAAGATTCTGAATCCTTATTCTTCTTGTAATCTAAGAAGGCTGGAAACCAAGGCTCTTTTCCAAAGTGATATTCATACTCCCATTTAATTCTTTGTTTAACTAAGTTCATTGTTTATCCTTGTATTGTGTATCACATGACATTTTATGTTGACCAGTGAGGCCACATTCCGTGCAAGGGTCTTCTTTCAAACTTTCAATGTAATCAAGCACAAGCTTAGTTTGTTCCATAGCATATTCAATAAGATGGTTATCCTCTAGACCACAGGCTTTGGAAATCTTCTTGCAACGTTTGTCTGCACTGGAAAGGTCTTTAAGCAACAGTGTGAGATTCTTTTCTAGCTGTATTTTATTCAATCCCAAGCTCCTTCTTAGCCTTCTCTACAATATCTTTAGCCTGTGCATACAACGTACCATCACCTTCAGTCAGCACTTCAAGCAACAACTCTTTCTCTTTGATATAAACCTTTGCGAAATCTTTGTCATGTTCAAGAATTGACTTGCTGTTTGAGATAAGGTCTGCAAGTTTGATTGTTTTGGCTTGTGGTGAAGACTGCGCTGTGTGCATACGATCAATCTCTTTACGTTTGGCACGATTACCATCTTCTGGTTTAGAGACATCTGAAAGCCAGCCAACAAGTTCAGCGACTTCTTTTCCAAACTCCTTCTCAATCAATTCGTTTGTAATGTTGCAATCTTCCTGTACGTCGTGTAGGTATGCCGCTGCAATCATATTATCCGTACCATATGCAGCATAGACAGTCATTGCAACCTCTGCTGGATGGTGGTAGTAAGACTCTCCAGTGTATTTTCTCTTTTGTTGAACAGCTTCGTGCGCGGCTATGGAGAATATACGAGCTTTACTTGTTAAATTGTTCATAGAACCTCCTATTTAATTTGTACAGACATTATAAACAAAAAGAGGGCTCAAGCACAATGCCCAAGCCCTCTATAAATCTCTATTGGTCGAATATTGTTGATGCATTTTCTTCATAATAAGTTTTAAGCATTTCACTGATTTCACGGGAACTCCAACCACGACCCACAACTACTTCGTGGTATTTTCCTTTGTCTGCGTGAAATTTAGGGTTCCATTCACATGCGTACATCCAAGAAGAATCAGAAAAGAGGTACAAAATACTTCTGTCCATGTTTCACCTCACAGATACTTAAGATCAAGGAAGCCTTCATACTCTTGGTGTGTAAAACTTACAATATTACTGGCTGCTCGAATGTAGCCAGTTTTCTTAGACATTGTAAGGCTTACTTTATGCACAATCTTACCTACACGGGCCTTACGAATCTTGTAGGTGCTGAAATTAAATGGAGATTTAAAACGATCACCACCATGCCAATCTTGATAGAAGTTATTGTGCAATTTTACCATTGTCTGGAATGAAACGGTGCTACGTTTCTTGTTGTCGTAGTCGTTGCTCGCAAAATACCCTTGTAAAAGATTACGTGTATATCCCAAACCTTTGGCAAACTCAGTGAGACTTTTCAACTGAACTTTTTTAGTATCAATCATCTCCTCCGGTTGAATCCACTTGTCAGAGAGTTTCTTTGCTTCCTGTACCTCTTTGTACATTTCAACGTCAGACATTTTGTTCTCCTTAAATTTTAATTACTTCTACATTATTCGCACGAAGGTATTCAAGACCCGCTGTGCTTCGGTAGTCATTACGATAATAGACCTTTGTAATCCCACTGTCAATGATATCAATTGAACAAAGCTCACAACATGCGTGTGTGCAGAAAAGTGAAGCTCCGATTGCACTCTCATTGCTTTTAGCCAGTGCCAAAAGACTGTTTTTCTCGGCATGCCTGCACTCTCGCTTAGTAACAAGTTTGTAGTGATGTCCTTCTTCGTCTTGGTAGGGATAGATTTCTTTAAACTCTTCAACATCCATCCAACCACCTGCACCATTACTGTAAACCCTATCTTCCAGTGGGCCTTCTAGGAAACTTGGGAGTCCATTATAAGAAACAGCAATCACTGCATTATTCTTGACTAAGCAACAACCAACCTTGAGTCTGACACCTGAGGATGTTTCAGCAGCAGCTTCTGCAATACGCATGTACATAAGTTGATGTTTGAGTTTCATTACTTTTTCCTAGTTTCCGTTCCAGTCACGGAGTACCCACCACCTTCAAGTTTACTAACTGTCTTTTGCAGCTTACTTGCAACGATTTTATAACGCCCCTTAGAATATACAGAATCAATATACTCTTGAGCAATAGCCCTTGATGCAGTATGGACAAAAACGTAGTCTCCCATAGCATTGAGTATGTAGAAGGTTGCTGGGGGGATAAACTCATAGTCCGTAAAAGTATTAAAATCAACAATTGTTACTTTAGGATCTTTAGTTTTCTTTTCACTCGTAGTCATAATCGTAACCATCCTCCGGGTAAGGTCCATCCCACTCTTCTGTTTCTAGATCTTCTTCAGTATCTTCGTAATACTCATCAACACACTTATCCAAGAAAGAATCAAATGCTGAATATGCACTACTCATAATTCAAAGCTTCTTTAACTGCGGATGTAACATCTTCTCCCAGATTCTCTACACAGTCTTGCTCATCCCCCAAAAGCCACCCTTCAATAGATGATTCCAAACCTTCAATAACTTCGCTTTCATAATTCATTGAACACTAAACTCCTCAATCTCAAAATTAATACCACAAAGATTGCTATTATCAAACAACTCCAACTCAAGCCTCGACTGATAAGCCTCAGCTTTCTCTTGTGTGTCAAATACACCAATATTTGTTTTGTGGCCGTAGTCAGATTTAACTAAGATATAGCTGGTCATGTTATTCTCCTTGGGCGTAGTGTAAGTCTAATTCATAGTAAATAAAAGGGTCAATGTTAAAATCTGGTTCTAGGTGCTCATCTTCGTCTGGTACTTCATATAGTTGGTCAAAGATGTTCATCCCTCCTCCTCAGAATTCTCTGACTTTTCCTGTGCAGCAAGGTCAGCTTGTTGTTCTGCAAGTAGTTCTTCGATCTCTTCTCGGCTAATCATAAATTTCTCTCCTTTGTGTTAGTGGAGTCTAGTTTAAAGCCCTCCACATGCGTTGTCAATGAATTATTCGACCTTTTCTACAATTTTCTTTGAAGCTTTAGCTGATTTTGCAGTGGCTGCTTTCTCTTTAGCTGCCTTATTTTTCTCGTGTTGTTCAATCCCTTCAGCTACTTTTTCAGCAATTAGGGCTTCAAGATCAAAGTCTTCAAAGTCATCACCTTGAGGACCGCACGATGTACAGCTAGGGTCGCCACACCCTTCGGACTTACGAGCTTCAAACATAACGTCCAACCGTTCACCAATCTCTTCTCCGGTAAGCCAAATCTCACGATTACGGATTACTTCCTCGATTTCCGGCTCCGTGAGGAATGATTTATAGACTTTGCGGATAAGTTTTTCTGTCTGTGTACTTGTAAAGTTTACATGATCGATAACGTTCTGCACCGTATTAAATGTTCCAAACGTGGCGTTATGAATCATCATAGATGCAAAAGGCTTGACATGTACACCGTGAGCCGAAAGTGCGATCATCGATGCAGCAGAATGAGTCTCACCCTCCAAGACAGCCAGAACCTCAGCTTCTGTTTCTTCGATCAAATTTATAAACATAATAGCGGAATTCACAGATCCCCCGCCATTATTTATGATCAAATTTACGCGATCCCCTTTCTGAGCCGTTCGCAACACATGGAAAGCTTGTCGGTAGTATGAAGGTTCACGAATATAGTCATCAAGAATGATATCAAAGACATTGTTAGTGTAACTAGATTGAAAAACTTCACACTGCTCAACCATCATAGGTACAAACTTATCTTCACTCATATACTTACTCCTTTGAGAATCCATAATATTCAATTTCTGCTGCTGTTCGCGCTGCACATGCTTCTTCAAATGACGTACCTCTGTAGACCTGAGTTACAATACCGTTCTTTTTAATCTGAGCAACCCATTTGGAGCCACTCTCACTAAAATATACTCCTGTCCTACCGGAAGTATTCATTTTACTGCGTTTCTGATCAAAAGATTGCATGCTTAATGTTGCCCACTCACAAGTTTCTTTGGAGTAAATCTTAGCTCCGTGAACTCTGTTCAGCGTATGTCCTTCTGGAGGCTCACCCATGTCCTCATAAAAGTTCATGAAACCCTGCCCATCCGGTTCAAGCCACCTAGCATCAATAGTGACATCCCAATACCACTCCTTACATTTTTCGTCCTTGATTCTTGTCACCATACTATCCCAAGATCGCCACGCTGGTGTTTTTGTCATACCGTGTGTGATTTTAGCACAGCCACATGACTTTACTTGTCCAGAGTTTAGTGCAGAGATTGGTATATCTTTTATTGTCCCACAATCACACTGACAAGTCCAAATATAACCTCCGTTCTTGATTACTCCTGTACTCTTAAGTGCAGTAAGTCGGTTGAACTTCTCTCCTGTAATGTCTTTAATATTTGCCTTTCCCTTCATACAACCACAAGAGGTAATATTTCCACTACATACTTCTTGGAAAGATTTAACAACTTCTTTTCCGCAAATACATGTAAAATTACCAGCTTTTACAGTTTTAGAGGGCCTTACAATTCTAGGTGCTTCATTGACATACGTAAGATAACCATAAGTGACTCCCTCCTCTGGTTGATATTTCCGTGGTCGAAAAGAAAAACAACCACACGATTTAGTGTGCCCCTGCCTCAAGCTGCTGCTATTAACGTCAACAACATTACCACAATCACATTGGCACTTCCACACTACAGCTCTACTAGAACTTCTTTTGTCGGTTAGTTCCACTGCAACTAGACTTCCAAACCGCTGCCCAGTGATATCCTTTATATCCTCTTTCATTTAAACTCCTAACGGGGCGATGGCCCTTCTTCCTCAAAAATTTCTACAAAGATTCGTGTCAGTCCACTCCTCACAATATCTGCTGGTGTAAATTCAACAACTCCACAATTAGGAATCTTATGTTTCTTAATCAAATCACAAAGATATTGAATGCCAGAAAGACCCGGAATATCCCGCTGCTTATCATCACCGCAATAGGCTGCTTGGCTACCTGAAGCCATCCGAGTAACTAGGCTGCGAATCTCATCTGGAGTGCAGTTCTGGCTTTCGTCCACGATTACATAAACCCGAGAATCGAAGTTCATACCGCGTACCGCTTCCATTGGCTGAATCAAAATACTCTTACCAAAGTCAGCTTCATACTTTGCAGCACCAATTGTGTCTTTAATTGTATTCAAGATCGGCAAAAGGTACGGTTCCAACTTGGCGCGAATGTCGCCGGGCCAAAATCCTGAAGATTTACCCATACCAACTAGTGGTCGCATTACTACGATCTGATCAATTTCACCTTTAAGGTACTTATTCGCTGCAACACTAGCCGCACACCACGATTTTCCCGAACCTGCACTGCCTCTCCCGACCGTGATTGCATTGCTTTGCAGACTGTCAAGGTACAACTTCTGATTTTCTGTTTTAGCTGTGATTGGCTTCACGCGAATTTCTTTTTCTTCCTTAAACTTAGCTGCAACAGCTTCTGGTTTCCCACCCTGACGGGTCCGTCGTGTTTTCTTCCTTGGTTGCTCGACTTCGATACCGTCAATAATTTCGATAAAGTGTTTAGCGTGACTTCCCATTTAGTATTTCCTTCTCAGTAATTAAATTTCCACACCTTTTCTTCGCTTCACCACTTTCCCAACATCTCTAGCTTCCCACACTTCAATCTATTATGCAAGCTTTATTTTACAAAAACTTTTCTGCAAAATGTACCTAGCTGTAATGGCCAAATTAGGAGATAGTTTAAATCATTTTTAGCATTTTGCCACATTGTATTGTTCTTAAGGGTTTCTTCTGGCGTGCAGAAGTTTACTGTAAATCCCCAACCAATCACCCATAAAGTAATCATTTCTCCTCCAATTCAAGTGCCCAATCAAGCTCGTCATAAAGGTGTGTACTCTTCAGGACATTAGTTAGTTTAATGTTAGCCCGTTCCAAATATCCTTTCTCTTCAATACATTTCGCCAACACATGATACAAAGCTTCAGCAAATCCTATTTGATTAAGGTTGGGGTCCATAAGTACTTGTTGCAAGGTGCCGTAGCATCCGTTTACATCTAACTGTTTTAATTTCTCAATCTCCTGTGGTTTCATCTTCCTTCTCCTTCACTTTAAATAAATGTCGCATATCTTCATGACTAATGCAATCGTTTGTGTTGAATGTTCCACATGTTGTTAGGAGGTCAATTTCAGGCCCTATGTCTGAACAACCCGGACAAAGCCTGTCTTCGTCTAGCTCCCACATTGCCGTACCACAATTCTGACAATCTTCACTCATTTAAATATACCCCTTTGACAATCAAGAAGCATCTTATACCTATCATGCCAAACAAGTCCAGCAGTTTTACAGTGTAGTGCATTACGCTTACAGTCTGAATTCTGTTTATATCGCTGTGTTTGCAGCTTCCAATGAGTTACAGGGTATTTGTCAATCAGCGCTAAGGAATTTTCAGCAAACTTATACCACTTGTCAAGCATAGTAATAGCTTGTTCTAGATGCCATGTTGGTATATTCATTTTCATCAACCCCTAAAATCCGAAAAGTCTTGTTTACCTATTGTCTGCCAAAGCGTTAGCTGCACCAAACAAATAGGCCAAATAGCTAGATGAATGACTAATACCACTGTCCAAAATGCACTGTTGATTGTGTTGTCTGTAGCATTGTAGATTTCTTCGATGGGTGATCCTTCGCCCTTATTGTCTTTCTTAGCGGCATTTCTCATAGCTGTAGCGATGCTAGCGTCAGGGATACCCACTAGTCGCAGGTTGGATGAGACGTAGTTTTTGAGGAGATAGAATGCACTAACTCCACATACTATCCAAAAAGTCACATACAACATATTAACCTCACAAAATAATTTTGGTTTCAATGTTATTTGAGTGGTCCGTTCTTAAATCCCACACTCTTTTAGTTAATGCATCTGCTACATCTGTTCGAAAGCAATCTTGTGTGGCATACCAAGCAACAGCTTTCTCAATCTCGTTAGCTTTAGCCCACTGCCAAGCTCTGTGTGCAGATACCTCGTCTAAAAAGCTGCCCAGCGATGCTTGATAATTTCTATCTCCGTCGAATACCCATACGCTTGCATTATATGGCTTGTTGTATTCATTTACCATGGTAGATCGCTTCTTAATGTAAGAAACACCAATAGAGTGACTCCTTGCTTTCCCACGATTTGTTGACAACACTTTATTCAGTCTTTTTGGCACAAACGCACAAGTTTCAGGACTATAATGTTTATTGCCCGGAACAAGGATATCCTTGTCTAATTCAAGTCCTTCCCAAATTTGAGGCTCCATCCAAACTTTAAAGGTTGAATATAGCAACCACTCCTTGTGAACAGTTGCCGCACTGTACGTCGGGCTCCTAGTTTGAAATCCCTTCGAATGCTCTCTTCTTACTAGATTAAGCCATCTCATATAATATGGACAAGGTACTGATTTACCTTCAACCATAATCCTCGTACTACCTTTGATATCATTCTTAGCTACACCTAAGACCAGCGCATCTTTATAATTACCCATCAAAACTCCCCTTCCATACAAAACTGAGTCTCCAATTTACGCAACTCTGTCCAAATCTCAATCATGTTTGCGCTATCCGGGTAGTAGCTATAACCTTTATTATCTACATCTCCACTTGTGATGTGACGAATGCCATCAAAGCAGGCTTCTCCTGTCATAACAACCTCAACCTCCAGTTCAGAGTTTGGATCATCCCACCAATTCTCACAGCTACCCGTGCAAGACATGAATTCAAGAACAATAAAATCAAAACCGTTTACTTGTTCATGGTGTTCGTCTCGGAAGTAATAAATTCGTGTGTTGTCCCACTTACCAATCTTGACTGATGGCAGATCCCGCACAAAACCTTTGCAACGACCGAGCCCAGTAAATTTTAGTTCGTTAAAAATCTGTTTCATTTCCTCATCACTCCTTCTTCTTTCCCATCAATAATATCCAACATCGCCAATATATCAGCCCTAGTGTAAAATGTCTCCTCTGTTGGGCCAAGATAGCTTATGTGGAGGAGAGTGTTGTTTGGTGAAGCGATGACGAATATTTCGTCTATGTCTTTGTCTCGAAAATTGTGGGTCATTTCTTATCCCACCTGACTACAAATCTTACACACCCAATAATCTGTACCTTCCCTTTGAAACTCATGCTTACAAGAATTTAGTTTATCTTCAACCAAACCCAATACAGCGTAAACAAGCTCTTTTGGGCTTACCTCAGAGAATGTGTCTAGGTCATCGCACATACTGTTTATGAACTGCATGTATTTATTGTAGATTGTTTCTTTATCTTCTTGTGTAAATTTCATATTTTAATCTCCCAAATATTCTTGAAGGTACTCGATAGCTTCACAATAATAGTCGCTGTCTTTCCAATTTTCAATGATTTCCCTGAGCAGTGCTGTAGGAACCTCTGTCATGTGCTGGTCAGACTCTTCCTGTTTTGGTTGCTTCCACCCACAAGGACAGTCTAATCCATCAACGTAATTACTACATACTTGGCACAAAATGTAATCCATACCTTCTCTCCCTTCTCAATTTGTTTACGTTTCACGTACGTGTATCTCATTTGCTTCCCATCCTCTGTGTTCACCGACACTATCACAACCTTATCTGCATGTTCAAGGATTTGTTTCAGGAGACGGTAGGTGTGTAGGTTGATGATGGGCATTTGGCTTCTCCTAAGCTTGAGATTCAAGTGTACATGGAAATCTATTTCTTTGCAAGGGGTTGACAGGAATTATTTTATCTGTCAGTATGGTTGCTTGGATTGACTGCCTAGAGACGAATTTAGGCAAACTTATTTATGGGATTTTTGCTACAAGCCTTTGTGGCTGTGGCCTACAGAGCATTTTGTCTCTAAAATTGCGTTATATGATAGTAGGGAGGTATAGAGGAGGATGGGAGAGGTAATCTTGAATACTAAGCTACTAACATATGATATTAAAGTTAGTAGAGAAGTAAGTAATGTTATTAGGGTGTACGGGTATAAGGATATCACTACACTAGGCGTGGTTGTCACTAACCTCATTGCTTGCCTTAAGAAACAATGTAAGCTTGTGTACAGCAGAGACACAGGAGGAACAAAGACAAGCAGTAAGAAAGATATTACATCTCGTAAAGTTATTCGTTGTATTGAGTATCTAGTACACGATGGATATGTGGTTAATGTTAAGGGTAAGCCACATAAGATTAAAGAGAAGAGAGAAGTCAGCTACATCACTCCAACCCAGAAATTCATTGAAGTCTGGAACATGGAAGAATTGATTGAGGAAACTATGAAAGCATACGAAGACACAGTGAAGGTTATTGAATTGCGTGATGAAGAAAAGAATTCAATCCCTTATCGTAATACGCAAGACATCAAGAAGATGGAAGAGGTTGTTCGTAAGCTCAACCACATGAATGAATCATTCCGTATTGAGGATGGTAGTGGTAAGACCTTAACAAACTTCTACTGCCGCATCTTTAATGAGTCGTTTGCCTATGGTGGCAGGTTCTACAAGGCTGATGTACTGGCAATTAAGAATCGTGACACTGACGCACGGCTTGATATTAAGATTGAAGGCCAAGAGGTTTGTGAGATTGACTTCTGTAATCTGCATTTTCGTGTAGCAGCAGCTTTGAAAGACATTGATGTTGAATACCTACCACTGGATGTGTACTCAGGTATTTTGGAAGATGAAACAAACACAGTGGATCGTCGTATTGTAAAGCTTGCAGTAAATATCATGTTCAACTGCTATAACGATGACGATGCAGAGGGTGCTATTCGTAAAGAGATTAATCTTCTTAAGGATGAAGACAAAAAGAAGTATTCCCTTGGTGGCGCTAAAGCTGTGATGTTGCTTATCTATGATAAATACCCACAGTTTGGTGATTTCTTCTGTTGCCCAGATAGCATGGGGCGTATCTTACAGAATGCTGATAGTCATTTGGCTAATGATATTCTAGAGGTGATGATTGAAAAGAATATCCCATGCTTGCCAGTACACGACTCATTTTTGGTTCAGACTAAGAATGCTGACTTGCTATCAAAGACTATGGGTGATTGCTTTCGTAAAAGGTTTGGTGTAGATTATCTAGTTCCAATCAGTTTGAATTGGAAAGAAGATGGTATTGCGATTGAGGAGAAATTGAGCGTATGATTACAGATGTAAAATCCAGTGGCGTTATAGTGAGAACAGCAAATAAAATTGTAGAGCTAGGTTTTGATGGTGTGCAACAGCATATCAAAGAAGCTAAGGAGCAAGGGTCTCGTTCAGGCAATCACTTTAATGCTTATATGCAAATGAGCCTTATGGATTATCATTGTGCAAAAATTCTTGTAGATAATGGTTTAGGCGAGTCTATTTTAAAGAGGATGGGTGTATGGGGTATTGATAAATTTACATACTTCACTAAGTCTAATAAATGGCTGCTGTCTAACAGCAAGACTTATCGCGCAAAAGGTTTAGAAGATTTTATCAATCGAATAGTCAAAGCGGACAAGAAATGAAAGAGCTTACCGTTGGAAATAAAATGATGGTTGAAATTCCTAGCTGGTTACGTGAGATGCAGCCTCAATACGGGGAATATAATTCAGTTGCTTTTTATACTGAACTCGCCAAGTGGATTAATAGTTTTGAAACAAAAGATCTTGAATTCTTGTGTGTAGACTACTACGGAGTTTGCTGGTTTAAAATAAATATTCCAAAAGCTTGACTTTTAATAAGTAAGTGTGAGTATAATACGAACTCAATATAAATAACAAAGGAACCCAAGAATGGGCAACGAAAACTATTGCCCTGACTGCGGGGCCGAAGAAAAAGATTGTGTATGTTTATTTGAAGAAAGTGCTGAAGAGTTTATTGATGGTTGCTTTCGGTGGGAGTATCAACATGAGGGTGTTAGCCATTACGGAACTGTCTTCAAGAAAGTGATGCCTGATTCAGATAGTTAAAATCTTTTATAACAAAATGAAAGATTTAGTTTGACTTTTGTAAATAAGTCTGTATAATAGGTACTGTGAATTGCACTGGAAAGTGCAGGAAAAAGAATTTCCTTGGTTATATGGAACAACCTCATCGATTTCCATATGTTTGTCGGTGTAAGGTGAGAACAAGGGAATACGGATATTACGTTCATACGCGGCGTAATACGTTGACGAGTAGGCTCAGCCCATTCAACTGGGATGCTAGATTAACAAGGGTGGACTACGAGAGCCATACAAGTCTAGTAGCGCCTACGAAGTGTGTGCTAAATGCCGACTCGCACTTTAAATCCAGACTCGGTGTCATACTTGGTATGTGACTGATGGAAAGACATCATTAATTCTTGGATATTAGCACAGTTGGTAGTTGCATCGGACTGTTAATCCGAATGTCCGTGGTTCGAGCCCACGATATCCAGCCAATTTCGCCGTTATAGCTCCAGCGGTAGAGCGCTTGCCTTGTAAGCAAGATGTCCTGAGTTCGAATCTTAGTGACGGCACCAAGTAACAAACTGACCACACTTATCCATCAACGGTGGATGTTAATGTGCAAAAGGTCAGTGTTTTATTATGCGGTTACCATGCTGTCTTAACTATTTGTGAAGCGCTTCACGGTAGAAAGGTCGAGGGTTGGATTCCCTAATAACCGCTCCAGTTTCACCCACATATCTGACAAGAATTAAATTCTACATAAAAGATATGTTTCCTCCGCTGATGTCTTCTCTCCTCTATATCAGCACTTAAAGAACTTCTATCCCTCTCCTTAGAAGTTCTTCTGACCTTGATAGCGTGTTACGTGCCTCTCCTCACAACACATGCTTAGCACAGGGTCATTTCTTAGTTATATTCCTTCATTATGAATATTGCACGGCCTAGCCTGCGAGTATAACTAAGAAAATCTTTCTGTAAAAATAACAATATTCCAGTACACTCTCCAGTAGGGACAATATGATTCTTTCAGGCACCCTCCTCACCCCTACAGGCGAACCATATAAAAACTCATCTGTACGGATTACAGCTAACAACACCTCTGAACAAGTTCTTATGTTTGTCACAAAAGACTTTAAGACAGATGAAGATGGTGAATATGAAATTGATGTTCCAAATGGTTGGTATCATGTCAGTGTATTCTCCTTAGAATATAGATCCTATGCTAACATTGGTAATATTGAGATTACAGATGATACAACGCAGACAACAATTAATGAATTGTTGATGCTTGATCAGACAGCTCATAGTGATGGCTTGGCAGCTCAAGTGGCTGCTGATGCTGCTGGTGCATTGGCTAGTAAGAATGCTGCTGCTGCGTCTGCAAGCCAAGCTGCGGTAAGTGCTACGAATTCGGCTAACTCTGCAACAGCTTCTGCCAATAGTGCCACAGCAAGTCAAACTTCGGCTGTGTCTTCAGCATCAAGTGCAGTTACAGCGACTACTAAAGCTGCTGAAAGCGCTGCTTCTGCTCAAGACTCCTTAGACTCCGCCAATGATGCACAGGCTTCTGCTGTTTACACAGAAGGTCTTCTAAGTACAAAAGTAAGCATTGCAGACCTTGCTGCCGATGGTGCAGCACTGAATGTTGGCAGTGCTGTGGTGTCTGTTGATTCTGTTGCAGACCTATTGACGCTACCAAGAAAGACTGGCCTTACTTATAAAGTCGCATCCTATCATGCTGGGTGGTCCACAAGAGTACCTTATCTTGGCCCACGCGGCGGTGGTGATTTCATATGGGACTCTGCTTCAACAGAACCGGATAATGGTGGGTATACTTTCGCTGTTGTGGGTGTTCCAACAGGCAGGTTCCAAAGAATTACTTCCGGTGAAATTTGGATGGAGGAGTTTGGTAGACTGGCTGACGGCGTGACAGATGACACTCTGGCTTGTGAAAAAGCATCTCTATATGCGTCCAGTAAGGGTGGGGGTAAGGTTAGACTTGGGTCTGGCTTCTCCCCCGTAACTAAGCTAACCATCCGCTCCAGAGTTCCAGTTGACGGCCCCGGCGTGAGGAATGGTGGGTTTGTTGCTCTTCCTGTAGCAGATCCCGGATTTACTTACGGGATGGTGGAAATTGACTCTGGCGTTGTTGCAGAATGCGGGTGGTCTAACCTCACTATAAGCGGAGCATCAACAGCAGACTTTAACGTGGCACCTGTCAACCCAACACAGTGGGGATTGTATGCCCGTGCAAAATGGGATGCTGGGTACACTCAAGGTGGGTTGTGGCACACGACATTCTTCAATGTCAGAATCATTAACTTCAACAGATGTGTGTGGTCAAGAGCCGGATATACCGATGCTCATTCACTTCTCCCAAACCAGTTTGTTAAGTTTCAGGATTGTCAAGTAGGTGCCCGTGGAGCTATTGGCAGTATTGGCTACATGTTCACTGGCCAACACGGTCAAATTGAACTTGAGAACGGTTACACAGGCGGTATGAGCACAGCACCAGATGATATATCAGATATCGGTGTACTGTTGACATTTGACCCAACCCCCTCGGAAGTTGCAGACAATGCAAGTGGTCATGGTGAAAGTACTTCTGATATTGCCGGTGTTGGTCAGGCTGCACGTTGCCCCACTGGTGTAATGGCTATGGGGCAATTTGCTTGTGAAAAAACCCGATTGGGTTGGAAGGAGCTTGGTGCTTGCAGTAACAATAGCGTAATGGAAACTTGGTTTGAATCTGTAGGTATCTGTTTTGACATTCAAACTGGCGCCCAACAATTCTTCCAAGCTAACAGACATGCTAATGCTGGCAATGGTACGGTTGGTGCGGGTCGAGGTAATGGCTCCATTGCAGGAACTACCCTTACGATTGAGAACGATGTGTCAATGCTTGGCAGGTTCGCTGCGGGTATGTCATTAACGGGTACTGGGGTTACTGCTGGAACCACCATAGTCCAACAGTTGACAGGTTCAACTGGAAAGTCTGGCACTTACCAAGTTAGCGCATCCCAAACTGTAGCAACTACTTTCATTCAAGGTGGTGTTGGTGATGGGGGTATCTTCAGGGAAGGTGTCAGCAGCCGCACACAGGTTGGCCCCGGTGGGTTTATGCTCGGTACTGTTGACAACATGGTTGCCGCTAGTAGTGTAGGCCTTGACCAAGTTCAGTCTTGGGAATACGTGGGACAGAACAGTAAGCAAACTACCGGAATGACACTGTTTAAGAACAACAGACAACACAAAATTGTTGTTACTGATGCTTCTGGTAACGTTGATATGCAGGGCCATCCATCTTGCTATGTGTCCCCTAATGCTGACAGGACCATCCGTATTTCAAATCTTCATGGTTGGGCAAACCCCGGACAACATCGTACACTGTTTGCAATCGGTGCTGTAACTGTACGATCTAATGGTAATATTAGTCTACGTGCATCTGGTGTCCCTGAACTCACCTGCCCTAGCGGTGGTGCTTTGATATTCGAAAGGATCATCCCACAACTAGGTACAACAGCAGAGTGGATGCTTGTCTCTGTCACCCCACACTATGCAACAGCAATTCCAACCGATGGTTTTTATTATTCCAGAGGTCACAAGATTTGGAATAATACAATTGCAGCAGGTGGATCGATGGGCTGGGTCAATGTGGCGGAAGGTGTCGCCGGAACGAGTACAAACTTCCGCGTTATGCCTTCTGTATCTTAATAGGTAACATTTATGGCTAAGAAAATTACAAACCCGAATCCTAGCCCAGATACTAGGTTTGATGGGCCACGTTCAAACAGAAACACTTCGGGAAACAGTAAGGTTCGAATCAAAAAGAGTAAACTGCGTGAACTGGCTGACAAGCTTCGTGAACGCGAAGATATTGCTCTAGCTTTGATTGATAAGAGTCTTAAGAATGAAAATGTAAACTCTGAGTCTGTCGCAAGCGCAAAGTGGATTATCAATTCCATTGTCAGCGTTGAAAAAGCAGCTAGCAGCGATGAGATTACAAACTTCAAAGCTCGTGCTGAAGGAAAGCGTGATACTGAAGAGGAAGAGCAATCCCCTGAACAGATCAAGGCTGAATTGAAACCACGTCTGTCACTAGTCTATGTCGATCCTGACCAAGACGATCATGAGTAACAAGAAACTCGCACGAAATCAGCAGCAATGATATCGTTTGGGATTTATGTTACTAGAAAGAATCAGGCTTCGGTCTGGTATCAGGACGCCTAGTCCTAACCCAAACTGTTCTGGCGGACAGTTGAAATAAATGGCAAACCGGAAGACGGTTAAGTGGAGAGACTTCTCAATTTCTGTGAGAAGAGAGCTGAATTTCAGGAAGCGTGGAAGATTCAGCAATTATTTTATAACGGTAGATATATGTAAACATATGTAGTACTATCCAAACCCCCTTTACAAACAAATAAAAATCCAAGGGGATTTATGGCTATTATCAACCTTCCAAGTACTACAGTATATTCCAACCTCTATACGCTATCAGAGTTTGATGCAGGCACAAGCCTTATTCTTACTAACGATTCATCTCTTCCTTGTTATGTAATACAACAACCAACACAACCATCTGTCTCTGACAGGTCATTTCCTGTACGTTCCGGTGAGACAACACTAATCCACGCTAACGACGATCCAATATGGATTCGGGGTGGAATTGGACAAATCATCGTACAACGTCTGACAGGTACTGTTGCTCCATTTAGTACCGTTGACCTTCCTCATGATTTATACACAAGTACAAAGGAAGGGTTCAGACGTCTAAGGGTTGATATTGCTCAGACATCTTTCTTCGAAGGTAGAGAGTTCAGAACATTTAAAGAGTGGACAGCAGCCACCACAGCAACCTATGTAATTAAAGCTGTAGTTCCTCTAGATATTATTTTGTTCTCCCTTACATCTGCTGTTGAAGCTGGCACCATTAGGGTTGAGACAGTTGTTGGTGGGACAGAAGGAGGAACGTTCTCTGAAACACTTCCAATCCTCCCAGCTAATACAATGTCTACAAGACCTTCTCCTTTCTACACGAACCAGACTGTATTGACAGCAGGTGGTACTCTTACAGGTGGCACTGTAATCGATGTTCTAAGGATAAAGGCTGCTGACAACAGTAATTTTGCAGGTTCTGTCGGTGTTGCAGCGACTGATGAACGTGGTGTTGGTGCTGCCACATATTACTTTAGGATAACCCTGACAGGTGTTATTGGCACGTTTAAAGCTCGATGGGAAGAACGTCCTTAAGTTGTTTTATAGATAACTCTTGAAATATAGAGTTATTTGTTAAGACAGGTAAATATATTTGTAATAAGCTTGACTTCCAGCTTATGTTTGTGAGATTATGTCTCTCTTGAAACAAACAACAGGAGAGAATTTAAATGACAAACGAATATTTAGTGTATGTAACTGGTGCTGATAGCATTGGTTATAGCTTTATGCAGAACTGTATTGAGATTGCTGGCAAAGGTGCTGTTCTTCAAGAAGGTAAAGTACCACGACTTAACTATCCACACTCTGCTTGGTTTACATTGTCCACGGCTGAGATGCTTGAAGATAAACCCGGTTTCCGGTTTCAAGTCGTCCAAGAGTTGTTTACAAAAGAGCAACTTGATGATATGGATTGGGATACGTTGAAGGCTACTGTTAAGAAGAAGTATGGGATTTCAGGCAGGGATCGTAATTTGCTCGTGATGCAATATTTGAAAGCAAGTGGTCAAGTAGAATAAAGAAACACAATTAAAGCTATAAGGAGCTTTTAATGTCAATGGTAATTGCTCCTGCCAGCCGTCCTCAATCGTTGTTCCTGACGCTGCGAGACGGCACAGGTAAAAGAAGTAAATATGCTACAGAAGAAGGTGAAGAAGTAGATATCATTTTCTACGGTGGTCAAGCTGGCGGCGGGAAGACTTTTGCCGCGCTCATGCACCACATGAAGTATATCCATATTCCATATTATAAAGGAATTGTAATCAGACGGACCACCCCAATGCTGACAAAGCCGGGGGCGATCTGGGATGAAGCCAAATCTCTTTTTAAAGATTTTGATGATAAAGCTCGTATCCGAAACAAGGATATGAAGATTAACTTTGGTCCTGTAGATGGACTGGAGAAAAAGGCTGAAGTATCTTTTACTCACTTTGAACGAGTAGATGATACGGACAACTTTCAAGGGTCACAAATCAGTTCTGCGGTCCTAGATGAACTTTGTCAATTTGAAGAAAGTCAATTTTTGTACATACTATCCCGTCTTCGTACTAAAGCAGACATGAAGCCTGTGATGCGTGCCACCATGAACCCAAATCCTGATTCGTGGGTTAAAAAGTGGGTCGGCTGGTACTTGCACCCAGTTGGGCATGAATTCTATGGTCGTCCAGACCCTGCGAAGCAAGGTATTGTTCGTTGGTTTATCCGTGACGGTAACGACATGATTTGGGCGATGTCTCGTGAAGAGATGTTTGAGAATCATGGTCGCAGAGACTCCTTCGGGGATCTTCTGCCAGAAACTGATAAGAAGCAAATTAAGCCACTCTCCTTTGCTTGGATTTCAGCTTCCGTATATGACAACCCTTACATTGAAGATAACTATATCGCATTCCTTGAAGGTTTGCCACGCATTGAGAAAGAAATTTTGCTGTGGGGCTCGTGGGAGGCCCGCGCCGAAGGTTCAGGCATGGTCAGGCGTGAGTGGTTTGTCGAAGAAGATAAAGAACCAGCTTGGACAGAGATTGAATCTACTGTAAGGGCTTATGATTTTGCATTTTCCAAGAAGAGTGATAAGAACCCATCACCGGACTACACCGTTTCGGTGAAGATGAGCCGGTTAAAAGATGGTAGTTACTTCATTCATGACATTAGGCAAACTCGTGTACTTCCCGGTGAGTGGCTAGCCTTTATTATGGAGGCTGCACACCAAGACGGAGCCAAAGTTAACATTATAATTCCACTGGACCCAGGCCCCGGAGCTAAGTTTACTAACGGATTTTTGACTAAAGAAATCTCATCTGCCGGCTTCTTTGTCAAGCAGATGCGGGCTCAGGGACGAAAAGCGGACAGGTTCAAACCTTTTGCTTCAATTGTAATGAATGGTGGTATGAAGATACTAAAGAATTGTGCAACAGACTATGAAAATGGTGTTGTAAACGATCTTTCTTTCTTCTATAATCAGGTTGAAGTTTTTGATGGAACCCGGCGTTCGGGTGAATCTGGCCACGATGATCTTTGTGACGCGTGCTCTGATGCATTTGAAGCTGTAGCCTCTCGAAAAATTATCCCAAATTTCTTGTCAGGATTACAGTCTGCAAACTTAACTAAATCAAACCCCTTTCAGAGATAAGGAGTTACAATGGCTGAAGATGCTATTACAGATAGCGTCTCCCTAGCAACAGGAACTAATCAAGTTCCTGCCTTGTCTTTGGGGGAGACTGGTTTTCTTGGTCTAGCTACGCTGGGCGGCGAAATTTTTGAAAGTTGCCAACATGAACTGCGCTGGCCTGAAGCTGGTGAAACATATAAAAAGATGGCTTGTGATGGTGCTATTGCCCCTGCACTTGAATATGTAGAGGCAATGATTGCAAGAGTTCCTTGGAACGTCAAAATCCCAGAAGGGTATGAAGACGACAAGGATATGATTGCTAAAGCTAATTTCATGCGGCAATGTATGCATGATATGGATCACTCTTGGCATGCTTTCATTAAACAAGTAGTTTCGTTTAATCGTTACGGTTTCGCGGTCCAAGAAAAGGTTTACCGCGAAAGACGGAAAGTGAACGGCTCACGATATGATGATGGTCTGATTGCCCCTAAGAAACTTCCAACACGATCACAGGATTCCATTACAAACTGGAAGTGGAAGAATAAAGGTCGTGAACTAGCTGGTTTATATCAAAGCACACTAACATCAACCAATGATTCTTATGCTGGTTGGGACTTTGTGAATGCGACGGAAGACATTACCGAGAAGTTTATTCCACGTAAGAAGTTCTTGTTGTTTCGGAACAATCCACTGAAAGACTCACCTACGGGTGTCAGTCAATTAAATGGAGCGTGGCAATCTTGGAAGTACAAGAAAGCTTATGAAGAAAGTCAAGCAATTGCCGTTGACTAACTAGCGGCTTCAAGTAGAAATACTTGTCGAAAACTTATTTAATTGCTGGGAACTCTGACCACGTAAAGGTGAAGACAATCAGCAGCGAAGCTAATCAAGTATCTCATCCGAAGTCAGTAGGAGAAATACTATGAAGAAAGAAATCGTAAGAAATTATTTTGTTGATGCAACTGGTAAAGTTTACAACAAACAAGGAAAAGAAAAAGCCACTTTTATTAATAGAGACGGCTATGAAATAGTTTTCCTTTGGGAAGATAATAAAGCTAAGAGTTTTACAGTCCATAGACTTGTCGCTCTAGCTTTTCTTGATAACCCCGAAAACAAACCATGCGTCAACCATATTGATGGAAATAAAGCACATAATGATTTAAGCAACCTTGAGTGGAACACCTACTCAGAAAATACTCAACACGCACTTAGAACTGGTTTGAAAATTCCAGAACAAGGTGAAGATGTTCACAATGCACTGTTAACCAATCTGCAAGTTCACGAGATTTGCCAGATGATGGAGAACGGGTACAGAAACATTGAAATTCATGAGATGTTAGAGGTATCAAAAGTATCTCTTGAGAACATTCGGCGTGGTATTGGTTGGTTGTCTATTTCACAGCAATACAGTATTCCTAGAAAATCTATTGTAATATCTGAAGAAACTATCCACTGGATATGCAAGCAGATAGAAGCTGGAGTTAGGAATATGGAGATTGTAGCTTTAAGTACCAATGCTAAAATTAATAAAAGCATGGTAACTAAAATCAAAAACAAAAAGCAGTACAGACACATATCGGATCTGTATAACTTTTAATAATTACGATACTTGATTAGAACGTTCAACGACTATCCCGTAAGGGAGTAGAACCAAGTGGTTCGAAATGGTAAGGCTCTAAACAGGTCAAGCTGAAGAGTGTGATATAGTCTGGTCTGCATGGAAACATGTAGGAGTTCATAAAAGAACCGGGTGGAATTAACGAATCCACTTGAACAAAACGAGCACAAGATTCAAACGGATTTAAAGTTCTTTATATCCCACCTCAATACATGACTACCGATGCCTCAGAAGAGAATCGTGCAGTCTTTGAAGAATACAAAAAGATCTTGCAGAACATGCATCAAGCCAAGCAATCTGGTTTGATATTGCCACTCATCACAGATGAAAATGGCAATAAGATGTTTGAGTTTGAGATTAAAAGTGTAACAGGCCAACTGTCATACGACACTAACGTTATCATCCAACGATATAACTCTGAAATCCTTACTTGCCTGTTCGCTGACTTCTTAGGTCTTGGTAGTTCTGGGGGCGGCGGTTCTTTCTCTTTGGCTGAAACTAAAGTCAGTACTATTGAGATGGCAATCGAAGCCAAGCTTAATGAGATTAAAGATCAACTTAATAATGATCTTTTCCGCCAAACGTTTGAATTAAACGGGTGGGAAACAGACTTAATGCCTTTCGTAGATTATGGCGAAGTTGGTAAAGAGTCTTTGGACGAGATTGGTAAGTTTATTCAACGAGTGAAAGCCGTAGGTATGCTACCCCGGACACCAGAAGTTATTAACTGGGTTCTTGGTCAAGCTGACATTCCTTATCGAGTCAGGAAAGATATTAGTGATGAAGATCTTGCTCAAATGATGGGTGATGACACTTCTAACTCGGGTGCTGGTATGGCTGAAGGAATGCCCAACGGCACAGGCAGCTCAAACGGTTCCTCCGGGGATAGCTCAACATCAAATACGGAGAACACTTGATGAGTGGACACCAACTTTTACGACTGAAAGAAAAGATTTGTAATACTCCTCACCTGATGCACCCAGCATCGTTTGAAATTGTTATTCAATATCTTAACGAACGAAACAACGAAGACTTCAAACTAGACACAGCAGTTGAAGATAACCGTGAAAGCAATTCCCGATACTCTTATAACAAAGATATTGGGGTTGCTGTTCTGAACATTGATGGCCCACTTTCCTATAAACCAGTCACTATGATGGGTTTTGATTGTGGCGGCGCTTCTTACCAACAGATTAAAGAAGACTTTACCTACCTTGTAGACAGTGGTGCAAAAACTATTGCATTCAGTGTTTCCAGTGGTGGGGGCGAAGCCTTCCAGATGATGCCAACTGCCAATTACATGCGTAAATTGGCTACTGAAAACGACGTGCGTATCATCACCTATGTAGATGGTCTGTCCGCCTCAGCAGCTTATGGTTTGTCTGTAATTGCCGATGAACTGATCATGGCTCCAAGCTCAGAAGTTGGGAGTGTGGGTGTTCTGGTTCGTTTGATGAACGATTCTAAAGCACTTGAGAAAGAAGGTTATGAACGTACCTTTATCTCTGCTGGTGATGACAAGATTCCATTTGACGCTGACGGTAGTTTCCGTAAAGAGTTCTTGGAAGATATTCAAGGTAAAGTTGACACACTTTACGAAGAGTTTACTGGGTTTGTTGCAGAACATCGCAACTTGTCAGTAGAAGCAGTGAAGTCCACACAAGCGCGTACCTTCTTGCCTAAAGAAGCTATTGAGCTAGGACTAGCTGACCGTGTGATGACGTTGGAAGACTTTTACACACACTTAGCTGATACAGCTCAAAAACAAGAAGGTGGTATGTTAAAAACCAAACTGTTTACCCAATTTAATAAAACCGAGGAAACTCTAGAAATGACTCAACTTGCCGAACTGCAAGCTCAACTTCAGGCCGCTCAATTGAGTGTTTCTGATGTTACCAGCAAATTTGAAGCCGCTGCTCTGCTGCTTGCTGAAAAAGAAACCCTTCTCACTGAAGCTCTGGCATCCGTTGCCACTCTGCAAGCTGAGAAAGAAGGTATGAAACTTTCTGGCCGTAAGACTGCCCTTGCCGCTGTTATGTCCGCTGACAAAGTTGAAGCTGTTTCGACCTCCTTGTCTAGCCTCGACGACTCGGCATTTGAAACTGTTCTGAGTGGTTTTGCTGCACAGAAACAAGCTCTTGAAGCATCTGATATGTTTACAGAGATTGGCGACCAAGGTACTGAAGCCGTTGTAGAGACTACCTCGAAAGCTAAAACTTCTACCGAAGATCTTATCAAACAAAAACTTGGCTTGATCTAATTACATTATTTAAAGGAAACAAATATGCCTTTCGTTGCTGAAACTTTCGTACAACGCTTCTCTGATCTGGTTGTCCATGAGATGGACCCCTCGGTTGGTTACAGCCGCCGTGATCTGAACATCACCCCTATCACTCCAGCTATCCGTATGGGTACTGTTGTTTATCGTGCCAAGTCTGCTGATCTCACTGCTGCTTGGACCGTACTCGCTTCTGAAGCTCCACTGGTACTGACCAATGAATTCGCTGTTGTATATGGCGACCACTTCAGCTTCAACCCTTCGTTCGTTCCTCGTGCAATTGCTAGCGGTATGTATAACGCTGTTGGTTTTGTAGGTACTTCGGGTGCTCTGCAACTCAAAGAATACTACATCAAACAAGTAGCTAAGTCGGCTGCTGTTGATGGTGGTGCTGATCTGTCTGACGCTGAAGTTGAAACCCTGAAGGGTCTGCTTGAGCAACAAGGCATCCAAGTTCTCAAAACTGTTTAATCTACGACCTTAAGGAATTATAAATACTATGGCAATTGTACTTGACCGCAACAATCCGGGTAAGGTTGTAGACCGCACCGAATCCCTGATCATTGTTCCTAACACTGTTGGTATCACTAACGCTCTGGGCTTGTTTACCCCTGACTATCGCAGCCAGAAGAACATCGAGATTGTTCGTAACACCAAGAAAAGTCACATTCTGGAAGACCGTAACTGGGACGAACGTAATCAGACCATCGCTGGTCGTGAACAAGACTCCCTGTTGCTGAAGATTCCACACTTCCCTGCTGATGATGCAATCACCCCTAATGATATCGACGGTATTGTTCAAGGTGGTAGTCTGGCTGAGTTTGCTGAGCTGGAAACTGTAGCTTCGGTTCGTGCTGATAAGATGATTGATTTGCGTGAAGCACATTCCCTCACTCTTGAAGCTGCTCGTATGCAACTGATTGTTAGTGGTACTGCTTATGCTCCTCGTGGCACTGTAGTAACCAACTACTACACCGAGTTTGATGTTACTCGTGAAGAAATTGATGTTGATTTCGCAGGTGCTGCTGATCCACGTGCTGTTCTGAACACTGCTAAGAAAGCTGTTCGTAATGGTCTGCGTGATGGTCAAGCTGGTACTGTTCGTGCCTTCGTGTGCCTGTGCTCCGATAGCTTCTACATGGCTCTGCAACAGAATGCTTTCGTAACTGACGCATTCAAGTATGTTGATCAGAGTCAAGGTACAAGCATTCTGTTGGGTAAAGGTGGTGCAGATGTTGCTGGTCTGGATGCACGTTTCGAACAAATGACTGTATTCGGTATCACCTTCATCAACGCAGGTGCTGGTGGTTACGAGAATGCTGCTGGTACTTTTGTACCATTCATTCCAGAAGGCGATGCTTACTTGCTGCCTGTTGGTGTTCGTGATCTGTTCAAAACCTACTACGCTCCGGCTAACCGTTTTGGTTCGATCAACCGTCGTGCCCAAGGTTCGTACTGGTTTGAATACCTGAATGAAAAAGATGACATCATCGAAATCATGACTGAGCAGAACTTCTTGAACGCCATGCTCAATCCTGCTGCTGTTGTTCGTCTGTACTTGTAAACGATCTAATGGGGCTTGAAATATAGCCCCTTATTTACGGAGATTTAAATATGGCTGTAACAACTAAAAACGGTTGGATCTTTGCAGTACAGGAATTGGATACATCCGTTGGTAGCATCACTGCTGCTGACATCACTGACTCTACTGCTGTAGGCCGTTCTGTATTGACCGCTGCAACTGCTGCTGCTGCACGTACTGCACTCGGCACTGCTGCTGCAACAACTACTGTAGCTGGTATTGCAAAACAAATCACTTTCACTGCCCAACAATCTCCAGACTTTGCAGACTTGGCAGCGGTTACTGTAGCTTATAATGCATTGCTTACTAAATTGATTGCTGCCGGTATTATGCCTGCTGCGTAAGTATAAAGGGGCAGCTTGTCTGCCCTCCTCATATATGTAGGAGTGGCCATGGCCCTTACACCCGTTGAGCAGGTAAATTTGCTCATAGGCAACACCCCGAATAATCCGTTCTACCCCATCTACAGTGAGGAGGAAATTCAGCAATTCTTAGACTTGAATAATCAAAATGTGTATCAAGCCGCTCGAATGGCTGCAATTTCTGCCTCGTTTACTATTGCTGGATATAATACCAGAGAATCCACAGGCGACCTAGAAGTTTGGAACGACTATGCTAAGAACTACATCGCGGCGCTTGGTAACTTCATTAATAATCCTACAGTACTCATTCCTATGGGGTTGATGCCTTGGTCTGCTAACAGTTGTCCAAGCAAGCTCATGAACATCGAAGTTTGTGATGGGGATATCTGTAGAGAAGCAGCTTGTTGTGAGACAGGTTGTGGATGTGATAGTTGTCATGCTGCTGGTGAAACTTTGTTTATTAACTGCACATTTTAATCTGAAGGAAAATATGATCAAAATCAGAAAAGATCAATACCCAGCCTTGATTACTATGTACGTAGAACAGAAGCTTACCCTACGAGAAATTGCTAAAACCTTCAATGTTTCAGATGCTTGTGTTGCAAAGATATTTAAGCAACAGGGTGTTAAAATTGAGAATGGTAGTAACAGAGTAGCCAACAGGCACGTTGTGGTTGATTACTTTGAGAAGGACACAGAAGGAGCAGCTTATTTTTATGGGCTTATGTTGGCTGATGGATGTATGACCGGTCGCGGTAAACGACTTACCATTGATATTCAATCAGACGATTCTCACATTCTTGAAACAATGAAGAATGAAATTAATTTGCCAAATCCAGTGGCATATCAGATCAGGACAAGTACCTTAAATAAATCTTGCCAACTATCTTTTACTGTTGATGGGATTTACAAGAGCTTTATCAATCTAGGGTATACAACCAGAAAAAGCACCAAAGAATTTGCACCAGAAAGATTCTTGAATAACAGACATTTCTGGAGAGGTTTAATTGACGGTGATGGTAGTATATCAAAGCCCGAAAATAAGAACCGTAGAGTTTACCTTTGTGGAAGCAAGGAGTTGTGCGATCAGTTCCTAAGTTACTGTCAATCTATCAACCCGTCAATTGATACACGGACTGTCCTTATGAAGGGTGAGCTTTATAGACTGTCAATCACTGGAATCAAAGCGGCTACTATTTTAAATGAACTATACTCAAACTCTACTCTCTTTTTAAACAGAAAATCAGAGAATGCAGAAAAGTTAATTGAAAAGTATCCAGAGGTGAAGCATGTCTTTTAAGCTCACTATTGATAAATCTGGCTGGAACAAAATGAAGAGGGATCTTCTTAGAGGTAGTCAATTAGAAGTTCAGGTCGGAATTGTAGAGCCAATTTACTACGGACCAGATAACGATAATTTATCTGTTGCGACCGTCTGGAGCTGGCAGGAGGAAGGTGTACCAGCTCAAAATATCCCCACTCGCCCAGCTATTCGTGTTGGTTTTATGGCCCCAATTAAAAAGGGATCATACGACAATCTATTTTCCGAGAGTATGCAAAGGATTGCTGAGGGGAAAAGTACGTTCAAACAAGAGTATACAAAGATTGGTGCTAAAGCTCAGGCTGACTTAAAGAAGGCTGTTGCTGACTGGGATACTCCACGAAATGCCCCACTTACTGTTGAGCTTAAAGGGTTTGATAACCCACTTATTGACAGTGGTCTTTTGTATGACTCCGTTGATTTTAAAGTAGCTAACAGAGGTAGTGATTAATGTTGAAACCTCAGTTTCTACTTACACATAAAATACCACTTACAATTTACAGACAAACATCTGGTTCTTTTGTAGATGGGGATTGGGTTGAAGGTAGTGTCATAGAAGTTCCACTAATGGTGAATATCCAACCACTAAAACCTTATGAAATTATGATGCTTCCTGAAGCTGATAGGACAAGAGGCTGGGTTAAGTTCTACTCTGCCGATTACGCCAGAACTCTTAAAGAAGGAAATTCAGGTTGGTCCGCTGACGAATTCATTTGGAAAAATGATCGTTATAAGATTATGAAGGTGGATGATTGGACCAATGGAATGGGAATCTTGGAGCACGTAAAAATTCAAGCTGCTCGTATTGAATTGACACCAAACTGAGGACATCACATGGCTGTATACTCTGATGTCCGAAAGGCATTGCGCAAAGCTTCTATCTCTACATTGTTGGAATTCTTCCCCAACACCATTGCACAAGATAAAGGAATTATCTTTTCTAACAGCAACGGTGCTGAACCTGCTGAAAGTTATGTTGCAATCAATATCCTCAGTATTGCTCAAAGTGGTCATCATATAACATCTACTTTAGTAAATGAAGATGATGAACTTTCTGTACAAGCTCAATATGAAATCTTTGTTCAGTTCAGTTTTATTGGTAGCTTAAGTGGTGATATGGCTCAAAGCTTTACCCAAAGAATTAATAACAACCCAGTAGCTCTTGAAGAATTGAAAAAGAATAAGCTGGGCCTTATGCGTAAGAGTCAGATCCGCAGAGCCCCACAGAAGAGAGATACTAAGTGGGTTGAGTACCACAACATGGATGTGACATTTAATTATACTGTAAACACAAATCAACTTGTAGATGTTGTAGAAGGTGTTGTCCTTGCGGATGAAACATCAGAAATTCCTGTAATCATAAAGATTCCAGAAAGTATCATTTACCCATGATAAATAAATCCGTAGCGATGGCTACATAATAAAGGATCATAACAAATATGAGCGATCTTAACGACGTGGTAAATGTGGTCATAACTGACCAAACTACTGCTATCGCTACTGCTTCCTTCGCAATCCCATTGGTGCTTGCTACATTTACTAACTTTGCTGACAGAGCACGCTCATACGCTAGCATTACTGAGGTTGGTGCAGACTTTGCCACCACAGATAAAGCTTATGTTATGGCTAGTAAGCTGTTTGGTCAGTCGGGTGTAATTGGGGCTATCCCCCCTTCTGTCATTATTGGCCGTCGGCAAGTAGATAGTGTTACTTTCACACCTACTGTAGCGGACAGCACTGCATACACTGTAACACTTAATGATGTGGTTTATACCTTTACCTCTGGTGTCGGTGCGACTGCAACCAGTATTGTAACTGGTTTGAAAGCTGCTATCGGTTCTCCTACCGGCATTACTGTCACTGGTACAACCACACTAATTCTTACAACCACTGTACTCGGTACTGCTTGGAGTGTTACAACTTCTACCAACCTTGTTGGTGTAAACACTGCCACCGAAACTTGGCCTGATGCACTTCTTGCAGTTGATGCAGACAATGACGTCTGGTATGCACTCACTGCTGAAACACAGGTAGTTGCTGAACAAGAAGCTCTGTCTGATACAATCCAAGCAATGGATAAGATTTATGGTCTGTCCTCGGCTGATACTGTAGCACCAACGACTGGTATTACTGATATTGGTTATAAACTTAATGCTAAGTCTGCAAGTCGTACTTTTGGTGTTTACTCCGGCACCGCCGCGACTGAATATCCGGAAGCTGCATGGATTGGTAGTCAGTTGGCTGTGACTCCGGGTGCTAATGACTGGGATTTCAAGCGTGCAAACGGTGTTACTCGCAGCATCCTTAGCTCTACTCAAGTTGTCAATTTGCGTGCTAAATCGTGGAACTTTTACCGCCGTAAAGGTGGTGTTGACATTTTCCAAGACGGTAACATGTTTGATACAAAACCAATCGATGTCCAGATTGGCAAGGACTGGTTAAAGGCAAGATTGCAGGAAGGGATCTACTTCCGAATCATCAACAGCCTTAAAATCCCAATGACTGATCCGGGCCTTTTGATTGTAGAAAATGAGATCCGTGCTGTTTGTTCTCTTGCTGAGAGTAATGGTCTGATTGACTCTGGATGGACAATTTCTACCCCACCAGTTTTGAGTATTCCCGCAACTCTTCGTGCTCAACGTGCTGCTGGTGTGTTCGTTATCCGCGCCCGTTTGCAAGGCTCGATTCGCTCGGTAGACATCAATTTCTACCTTTCTGTATAGAGCTTTACATAGAACCTTTTGAGTGATATGATAAAAATCATTTTATTTGGGAGGTTCTATGAAAAACAAAGATTTACCAATTGGCAGCAAATTCTCGTCTCTAGTCACTGTTTCTGAAACTTATATGAAGCCTGTCTCTAAAAGGCGTCGTAGATTTGTGAATGTTCAATGTGAGTGTGGTTCCCCTATTAAACCTGTAAATCTAGTAGACTTGGTTTCTGGTAAAGTAATCACATGTGGGTGTGCAAAGGACGGTTCACAGTTCATAACTCATGGATTAAGCTCTAGTCCACTATATGGAGTTTGGGCTGGTATGAAGGTCCGATGCGATAACCCAAAAGCCTATAAGTTTGAAGACTACGGTGGTCGGGGTATTAGTTACCAACCTTCTTGGGTTGACTTTGAATCATTTTACAATGATATGTCAGAGCACTATGTAGAAGGTTTGGAACTAGACCGAAAAGATACTAACGGTAACTACACCAAAGAAAACTGCAGTTGGGTGACAAGATCTGTTAATTGCCATAACAGACGAAAACGAAAAGACAGCGCTTGTGAAAGTATTGGTGTAAGTATGCATCACGGTAACTTCAGGGCAAAGTTATTTGTAGACGGAACTTGTAAATTAAGAAAATCTTTTAAAACAGAATTAGAAGCGGCTTTTGCATATGACGATGTTTCTGAACAAGTCTATGGGGATCGCCCAAATAAAACAATTAGGGAAGATTCCCACATTAATACAGAGGCAATTAATTTATGAGTGACAATTTTATTGCGAACTACCTTCCGGATGATTTTACTATCATTTTGTCGAAAGGAGATTTCGTACACCGAGTAACAGGTTTTGCTGATGGTACGTTTGTCAGCATGGATCGGATTACTCCAAGTTCCACGCCTTATCAGGGTGTTGGCGACAACAGTTTTGCGAGGGTTAAGCGTCGTGTAACTGCGATGAACGTAACTATCACTCTACACCAAGGCTCGCCGTCTAACTCGTTGTTCCAACAACTTCAAATCGCTGATGCTAATGTACCGGACAACCGTTATGTGTTCAACTGCACCATGAAGGACATGAGTGGTCAAACAGTAGCCTCCAGTAATAGTGCAGTAATTGTAGCACCAGCTAATGCCTCTTTTGGCTCTGAGTTCGGTACTCGTGATTGGGGCATCTACCTGTTTGGTAGTGACATCTTTATTGGTGGTAACACACCTCTTGCTCCATCAGAAGTTGCTGCAATGGAAGCACTTGGTGGCACTGTTGATGAGCGGTGGAAGGTTAGTCCTTAATTGGAATTAGGGGTGACGACTAAGATCTAAGCCCCTATAATTTAAGGAGATTACATGACAATTGCGAATTACCTACCAGATGATGTGAACTGTTTGGCTTTTGGTATTCCGCTCGGCGGATTTGCTGACGGAACATTTATCAGCATCACCAAAGACAAGGTTCCGTTCGGTACAACAGAAACAGCAGACGGATCTATTTCTAGACTGTATACGAATAGTCAGACATACACTATTTCGCTAACGTTCCACCGTGGCTCTACATCTAATGATATCCTTACTAAGTTGTGGCAGTTAGATGAGTTCACACAAATGGGGAAATTCCCGCTGTTTATAAAAGATTTATCTGGTACAGACTTGTTCTTTTCAACCAACACATGGATTGAAGGGATTCCAAGTATGGTACAAAGTACTAGCTTTGATAGTCGTACTTGGATACTTCGCTCTTCACAAGCGGTTATCAACGTCGGTAGCAACCAAGATGCTAGTGGTATTCTCCAAGATTTGATTAATCTTGCATCCGGTTCGTCCTCAATTGCAGAAGGAGTGCTGTAATGGCTAATTCCTTTACTGTGAATACATACAGCCCTAGTGACGTAATCTTAACTGTTGGTGGTTATCAACTAACTGGCTGGCAGAGTATCAGCATTAGCAGAACAGTGAAAGGGTTTACTGTTATTCGCGGTATTCGTGGTAAGAACACACGAGTCCCTAATGTCGATACCTCTGCCACTATCACCATCTCTCTCCTCCAAACCTCTCAGGGAAACGATGTACTTTCGTATATCCATGAACTTGATTTAACTGAAGGCACTGGACGAATTGAATTAATGTTGAAGGATAACTCAGGTCGTAGTGTGTTCTCATCCAATGAGGCGTATATTACTGGGTACCCTACATCTACGTATTCCGGGCAGTTTGAGTATCGTAATTGGGAATTCTTCTTGCAGTCCACGAGCACCTATGTTGTGTCTGGTAACGCTAAGCCTGCAACTGACATCTTTGATAGAGCACTCAGCGAAGCTGGTAACTTCTTTGATAACATTTTTTAATTTGTATTTTCTGAGATAAAATAAATGGCAGCTCCAAAATTTGAAGTACTTGAACAAACAACTATTACAGTTGATGATATTGATTACCTTGTAACCGCAATGCCTGCAACTAAAGGTTTGATGTTTATTGAAAAGCATCAGGCAGCTATTGATGAAGGTAAGGCGGATCTTAGTCAAATGAAACAAATCATTTGTAACTATGTTTCCAAGGAGAACATGCAGATCACTGAAAAGTCTTTTGATGTATCCTTTTCTCGCAAGTATGCACACCTCAATAAACTCTATAAAGAGGTGCTGAATTTTAACTTCGAAGAGCTTTTTCAGGCACCCGATTCAGAAGAGTAACTGAAAAGTCTGAGTCGGGAAGATTGGCTACACAGCTAGAAAAAGAAATTGATAAAACTTTCTCTCAGCACTGGAGTATCTATAGGATCGCCATGCATGAGAAAGGTGGTCTTGAATTGGCTGCTGAAATGGAGTGGAAATACTCTACACGACAAATGCTGAAGCTCCTTGAATTCCTTGATGTGTACGATGCTTTAAGTAAGCAAGCATTTGATAAAGCTAAAGCTGATAAAAATAAACCGAAATGACGGAGTAATAAACATTGCAGATCGCCAAGTACTTCGCCAGTATCGGTTTTGATGTTGACACAAGAGGTTTAAAAAAGGTTGACAAAGCATTAGCTACTCTTGAGAAGAAGCTAAATAAATTTAAAGGTTTTGGTAACTCCTTAAATTTTGGCATTGGTAACTTTACGGTTGACCAACGAAAGCTTGAGAGAGTCCTTGGTAACGCCTTAGATATGGCGAGCAATCGTACTGTCTTTGATATTAATAAGTTCAATGTCAATCAAGCTGCCTTAAATCAAACTGTTGCTGTTGCGATGGCCCGTGCAGGTATGTCTCACCCTATGAGGATTGTTCCTCAAGTTGTTCCGGGACATACACCTACTGTTGTTACCCCCAGAGGGAGGACAGGTGAGGCTGTTGTTACAGGAGCTGCCGCTGGCCTTGGACGTTCCCGAGGTATGCCCAGTCTACTTGGTCCCGCACTTGCACTGGGTTTAGGGGGCTATGGTCTCGGGGCATTAAATAGGCGTAACCAAGAAGTCGTCTCTGCCCAGTTGCAAACGTCAGCGGTTGTACAGCAAGCCGGGGGAACAGCACAACAAGGCTCAGATTCTTTCCAATATTTGAGGTCTGAAGCGAACCGTGTGGGGTTCAATTTCCTTGAGGCATCTGGCGACTATAATAAACTAATATCAGGTCTTACTGGATCGGGTATTGGCTTAAAACAAAGCCAGAAGGTTTTTAGTGGATTTGCTGAACTGGCCCGCGTCAACAAACTCGATAAAACTACTCAGAACCGTTTGTTCAGAGCATTGTCTCAAGTTGCGGGTAAGGGTAAGTTGATGTCTGAGGAACTTACTGGGCAAATTGCAGAGGCATTGCCGGGTGGTACGGCACTGTTTGCTCAAGCATATCAAGCAAAGATTGGCGGTAATAAGACTGGTGCTGAAGCCATTCAACAGCTTTTGGCTGATATGAAGAAAGGCAAAGTAACCAGTGATATCCTCACTTATGCAGGCGCTGCTGCTTCTCAACGAGCTAATCAGGGCGGGGCTCTAGGTACAGCATCCCAAGCATCCCAAGCTGAGCAAGCTCGTTATCAAAACTCTGTAAATGACATGGCCGTATTGGCATCAAACGCAGGCGTAGAAGAGGGTTTTGCTCGTATTTTCCGTACCCTCGCGGCAGGCTTGAATGAAAGTGGAGACCTAGTTAAGAGGCTTGCAGAAGGGTTTAACGAAGCAACAAAATGGGCTGATGACCTTCTCCTATTCCCGCAATCTTTTATTCGTGCTCTTGAGGGTAAAGATAGTGTTGTGGCGGATTGGTTAGGCGTGGACAAGACCAACCAACTCAAGAAAGACTGGTCTGATATCAAACAAATCTTCACTGATATCTCCACGATCAAGTTTGACTTCCTCCCAACTCTAGAAGCTACAGCAAGAGAAATTGCTTCTATCATGAATGCTATTGCTGAGTTCCAGAAGTGGAAAAGCGGGTCTCTTCCGACTTCCGAGACAAGTAATAGTTCCACTGAAAAAGCTAATCTGTTTGGTCTAGAGTATGCATCGCCAGCAGCCATTGTTGGGGATATCATAAACAACACCGGCTTTAACATGAACAAAGCTCGTGAGAGAGGTCGTGCAGTTTATGATGACCCAACCTCCCCCTATTACCAAGATGCTGCTGGGTATGACTCACAACAAGCGGACATGGCTAAAGCTGCTGCTGAAGATAAAGCAATGGGTATTGTGAGTAACAGTAATCAGATCGACATCGTTGTGAATGTGGATGGCTCAACGCTCCAAGGCATGGATGCAAATGCACAAGCTCAAGCTATTGGTGAAGCTGTAGCAAATATGTTTGTTCAATCCTTTGACCAAGTGAATGTCCAATTCCCTGTAAAACAATAGTTGATTCTTTCAGAAAGCTGTAGTACAATATTCAGACTTTAATTTAGGAGTGTTTAAATTGTACTACAGTGATTTTGATAAAATTGAAACTGACGAATTTGTTGGCACCAGATTTGGCAAGGAAAACCAACTTGAAGTTATTGGCTGGTCTGGTAAAAGCGCTACATCCAAAATGTACGTTGTAAAGTGTAGTATTTGTGAAAAAGACCCAGAATTATATGGAGATGGACTGTTTAGGTCAATCAAGTCTAGTTTGATACTGGGGCAAGTACCGTGTGGATGTTCAGTTTCTGCCCGAAGAGATGAAAGATATTATAAGATAGTTTGTCAAAGAAAAGCAGGTGAACTCGGATATGTATTTCATGGCTGGGCTGGTGAATTCACAGACAGAAAAACTAAATTATCACTTGAGTGCAAAACTCATGGTATTTGGTCAAGTGGAATTATCAATAATTTCATAAATAGAAATGTTGGTTGTCCCGGTTGCCGCTTTGAGGCAGTAGGTAAGAGAGCATCTAAACCTGATGAAGAGTTTGTCAGAGACTTCTTTGCAACGGGATCTTTTTCTGAAGGAACTACTTTTGCAAGAAGTACTACAGAAGATTTTAAAGGTCATAGACCATACTGGAAAGTGTTTTGCCCTGACTGTCTTCAGAATGTAGAGGCTCGTTCTGCTACTCTGATGAAGGGGAATAGGTCTTGTGGTTGTGCAAAGCAAAGACAAACAGAAGCCTACATCAACTTAATCAAAGATAACGATAACATCATTGCCATTAAGTTTGGAATTTCTAATAATTCTTTAATCCGTGTTTCCCAGCAGCAAAGGGTTTCTGGGTTAGATGTTGTATTACACAAAGTTTATAAATTTCCGAATATTTCAGATTGTAAGGCAGCAGAACGTGAGTGTATTAATACATTAACTTGCGGAGTAGTGGATAGGCAGTTGTTGCCTGATGGCTATAGTGAAACTACTTATCCACACAACATAGAAGATATTGTTGAAATTTATGAAAAATTTAATGGTAGTCTAATGAAAGGGACTGAGTATGTCATTAGCGATAGAGTGGGGTGATTCATCAGTCCAAGACGGGGGTTTTATTTACCTCTCGGCGGTAACTTCTTATACACAAAATTATTCTGGGCAAGTTACAAAACATCCAATTGCGTCCGGTGGACTGGTGACTGACCACTATATTTCTGCGAATCCAATCTTTACAATTGGTGCTGTAATTACGGGTGTAGACATTTCCACTGGAACTTACCTAATCCAAGACTTGGATGGTAACTCTCCATACAACAGTAATCAAGCCCCTAATGCTGTCAGTGTGAACTCTACAGACCAAAGTGTCCTGAAGAAGTTTATTCCAGACAGTATCGGCCAGTTCCTATCTGATAGTACTCCGGAAGTAGTGGTTGATAGCAGACGTGCTGACCTTCTAGAACAAATTAGACAAGCTCTGATTGATCTTACTGCTGGTGTTGTCTTCAACGATAAGACTGGTAACTTTGATCCCAGCATTCAACTTGTTCGTTTGTTTGAGTATGACAGCACACTGCTTCGTAAAGTAATCAACAATCTTGTAATGACTAAGATTACTTTTAAGGAAGACCCAAACACTGGATATGGTTTGTATTGTGATATTACTTTTGAACAGGTGACTTTTGCTTTCTTAAAGAAGACCACTATCCCAAAAGATGTACAAGACTCTCTTAAAAAGAAAGCTTCAAGTAAAGCCTCTAAAGGTAAGCAAGATAGTACACCACAAGATGTAGGTACTGGTGATTCCCCTAAAGACACAGACCCACTAAGAAAGGCAAGGGAAAATGGCTGATAAATATATAGCAATGCCTTTGTTCAGTGGTGCATATTATACATACACCATTGCCTTTCAAGGCGACTCTTACATTTTTGAATTTGTCTACAATGAAAGAGCTAAGTTATATTTTGTAAATCTCTATGACGCTGATAGTAATCCAATCATCTTAGGGGAAGCTTTAGTTCCTAATTATCCAATGTTCTTGGACTACGCTATTTTTCCGTTGACAGGTTTTATCTGGATGGAAGAAAAAGCAGATATAATTAGTGAACCTTATAAGGTGTATCCTGATTCTATTGATCAATATTACAATTTGTTTTATTTGTGGTCAGAAGAAAGTTGACTTTCACTGCGACTTGATGCTACAATCTAACCTCAATTTAAATATGTGGGGTTGTGATGAAAGGTCCAAAACAGAAAATATTTATTGGTGATGTATTCAAGACAAACTTTAGTGGTGATTGTGCTGTTGTTGAATACAACGGAAGCCAAGACATACTCGTGAAATTTGAAGATGGAACTATAACTAAAACCTACTCACACATGCTTCAGGCTGGGAAAGTAAAGAATCCCAATTCGCCACAGGTTTTTGGAAAGGGGTTTATAGGTGTGGGTATTTATTCAGCCGGTAGAACAGGGAATATTACGAAGGAGTACAACACTTGGTCTGCAATGCTGGCCCGTTGTTACGACACTAAGAATCAGTTGCAGTCGTATGTTGACTGTCAAGTAGTAGACTCTTGGTTAAATTTTCAAGTGTTTGCAGAATGGTGTAACAAACAACCGGGATTTAACCTCCCAAATTGGCAGTTAGATAAAGACTTACTTGTCCACAATAACAAAAATTATAATCCAGAGACATGCACCTTTCACCTTTCTCCCAAGAGAATTGAATGTGATATTCCGCACGAAAAAGATATCTGGAAACCCTGATTTACCAAAAGGTGTTGAACTTCGTGCTGGTAGGTTTATCGCTACTTCATCGGTTGGCGGTAAAGCAATAAGCCTTGGTTCTTATGGTAATAAGTTTGATGCCTTTGAGTCTGTAAGACTTCACGTTAATAATAAAGTACGCTCTCTGGCGGATCACTACAAAGATAACCTCTGTCAAAAGGCTTACACTAAGTTGATTTCTTTTGATTATGAGCCTTACTGATAAAGGGTAATCAATGGATCTTATACAACGTAATAGGCAGTACCGCTTGATAATTGGTGACTATAGTTCTGGCGAAGCATTAGAAATTACAGACCTTCAGGTTACTTTTGATATCAGTAAAAGTCCAGATAATAAAAAGCGGACAAATAGCGCATCTATAGAAATCTACAACCTCTCTGATGAACACGTTAAATTACTAGACACCGACTATCCGGCTGCTGTGTTCGAAGCTGGCTATCTAGACACTGGCGGACCTAAGCGGTTGTTTGCCGGACAGGTGACTCATGTATCTACAAGGAAGTCAGGTACGGATAGGATTACGCAAGTCACTATGGGAAGCGGATATACAAACCTCAATCATCAACTCCTCTCTGAATTTGTTCCAGAAGGACAAGATCCAAAAGTTGTGGTTCAGAAGTTTGTCAAAGCTATTGGGGCTGACAGGGGTGTTGTTAGCGGGACCAACTTAAACAACCCAATCATTGGTGGCTACCCTCTCAGCGGAACCCCTAAAGAGATGATGGATGAGTTCTGCGAGAAATATGGTTGTGAATGGCAACTAGATGATGGTGTTGTCTACGTACACGATAAAGGTCGTCCTAATAATGAAAACTTTGACCTTGCATATGTCATCTCAAAGTATACAGGATTAATCGAAACTCCTTACCGTGTTTCTGGTGATAGACAACGTTCTAAGAAAGATAAAGTAAAGAAGCCCGGCATTCAGATGAAGATTCTTTTGAATCCTGATATTAGAGCGGGAGATATTATCTATCTTGAAGATACCCTAATTACTGGCTGGCTTAAGGTTGAATCATTACGTCACTCTGGTGGATGGCGCAGCTCAGGGTGGTACAGTGAGATACGTGCAACTAGCCTAGAGAAAGTTGTACAAAAAGGTGGTGGTTCATGAGTTCAGAAGCTGTAGCTGCTATTCAAAGTACAATGGTTAGTTCCTTCGATAGCCAGATGCAAAACATCTATACTATTATTCCTTGCATTGTGGTTGCAGTGCGTGATGGTCTTGCTGGACAGGTTGTAGATATCCAACCGACTATCAATCAAAAGCTGCAAGATGGTACAGTAGCAGAACGTCCAACAATCGGCAATGTCCCTGTATCCTTTCAAGTCTCCAAGAAAGCTGGCTTCACTTTTCCAATTGAAGTTGGAGATACTGGTACAGCAATGTTCTCTATGAGGAATATGGATGGCTGGAAAGTTGGGAATGGTAGGCCAGCGAGTCCAATGAACTTCGCTAAGATGGATAAGTCAGACGCCATCTTTCTTCCGGGTATTCAACCCCCCGGTGTTGCTGTGAATAATCCAGCAAAACATGCCCTGACCCACGATACTAAAGACACTGTTTTATTTCAAAATCTGGGCGGTGTAGAGTGTGAAGTTAGGCTAAAGGTTGACGGCAGTATTGAAGTTAACACTTCAAATCAACCGGTTGTAATCAATTGTTCGGATGCCACTATTAATGCCTCAAATAGCATTAACTTAAACGCGCAAACAATGACCGTTGATGTAGGAAATACTACTTGGATCGGAGACATTACCTACCAAAGCAATATAACTCAGGTAGGTAATTATACACAAACGGGCACATATGTACTTAGTGGAATAAATATAAACCTTCACAAGCATCTAGGTGTTACAGTGGGTTCAGGTACTTCTGGTGTAAGTACAAACTAATATTTTCCATGTTCTACCGTATAGTCGTTCTTCAATTCCCAAGCTTTTCTTTCGCAACAAGCCAGAAAGAAATCACGGAAAACTATATCTTTTGGTCCTTCATCTTTTGCTGAATTTGTTATCCAAAAGTAATAGCCACTTGGTTTGACTCTATATTCCACACCGGTTATCCCAGACGTATTTAACTTGGACATTTTACGATTTTTAGCATTACCAGCCATACAAGAGGGACGTAGGTTGCTGATGCTATTATCTGTGATATTCCTGTTGTAGTGGTCAATCAATGGTGGATTGGCATCACCGTGAAACAAGGCATAGATGATCCTGTGTTGTATATAAGTTATATAGTTACCCTCAAAAGTTACACCAACAGTAAGATAACCTTTACTGTTCTTTGTGAGGGGTGACGTTGATGAAGATTTAGTCTTCCAAGAAGAGTGACCACCCGGAGTCCTGAAATGATTAGTAGGTCTATCCTCTTTCCAAGACAGCAACCCTTTTGAAAAATCAACGTCAAAGCACTCATTAATAAAATTTAAATCAAAAATCATGGTAGTTCTCCTAATAGTTAAGGGAATAAATATAGCATGTTTTTCCTGTATGCACAAGACGTAGGAGGTGTGAAATCGACTTCAAATTGAACGACCAGAACGACATAATCTGGCACAATGGTCCCTTGCTCAAAGAAGACACTACCCAATCTCAAGTTGAGGTGACAGGACAACGTTTGTTGATTCTTCTTCAGAGTTGGCTCGGTGAATGGTTCCTTGACACCACTTACGGCATTCCGTACAGCCAACGCATCATAGCTATCAAGCAAACTTCTAAAGCATCAACCGACTTAATTTTGCAACAAAAAGTCTTGTCTGATGCCGGAGTTAAAGAAATCATCTCTTGGAACTCAACTTTCGTTAATAGGAAGTACACGTTGACTTTTCAAGTTAGAGTTATTGACGGAACTATTTCTAGTCCGATTGTGGTATCCCCGATCAACTGATTAAACAAAAGGATTATAAATGGCCGGTTTAACGGATGCAGGCTTTGTTATTAAACGGCTTGCAGATATCTTAGCTGATGACAGAGCCTTAGCTGTACAATTATTTATTGACCTCACTCCAGTAGGACAAGTTGTAGATGTTTCAGACAGCTCGGCCCTAGGTCGCCTAATCTCCCTAGCTGCTCCCTCTGAAGCAGACCTTTGGGAAGCTGCTCAAGAAGTCTATGCAGCCTTTGACCCAAACTCTGCAACTGGTATTGCCCTAGATAACCTTGTAGCATACGCTGGTATTACCCGCAAAGAACAAACGTTCACCACATCGTCTATTCTAGTTGCTGGCGACACTAACACGCTAATCCCTGTTGGACAAACTGTAAGTAGCTCTACAACTGGCGAGCAATTCACTACAGTTGGCGCTATTTCTCTATCCCCGAGTAACGCTAGCGGCATAACCGTATCAGTTGTCACCTTACAAGATAGCACAGCTTACACCATCACTTATGCCAATACAACAACCTCTAATACCATCACTTATACATCTGATGCAAGTGCCACGGTTGCTGAAATCTTGGCTGGATTGCAAGGTGTTATTGCTGGTGCTCACCCAACACTGACAGCCTCTGTTGTTGGAACGACTCTTGTAATTGATCGAAATGATATCTTTCAAACAGTAAACTTCACAACTTCTGTTAATCTTGGTATCAATAAAGTACGGACTGTTGGTGAAGTAGTTGCAGTTGAATCCGGTATCATTGAGCAACCTGCAAATACTATTGATACCATCCTGACACCAATGCTTGGTTGGGATAGTGTAAACAACCCTGTCGCAGCTACTCCCGGTGAAGATCGCGAGACAGATGAAGAGCTTCGTCTTAGGTTCCGCAATGGCAAGTTTGATCGTGCAACTAATACACTAGATGCTATCTACTCTGCTCTTATCAATCTTGATAATGTTAGTGAGGTTACCATCTATGAAAATGATACTTCTGTTGTAGACGGTAACGGTGTTCCTGCACACAGCTTCCTTCCTATTGTTTCTGGTGGATTGAGTACAGATATTGCTAATGCTATTTGGGATAACAAACCAATTGGTATTCTTAGCTATGGTAACACCACTGTAAGTATTTCTGATGTTCAGGGCTTCCCTCACGACATTAGTTTCTCTCGTCCAGATCCTGTTGTAATTTATATTAGCATGGACATCACCACAGATGTGAACTTCCCGCCCAACGGGAATGATGCTATCAAGTCGGCATTGATTGAGTACTTCACTGCTAACTTTGGCACAGGTGATGATGTGATCTACAGTCGTCTGTATACACCTATTAACTCAATTGTTGGTCATGAGGTTGTATCCCTCACAATTGGGACTGCACCAAGTCCTGTTGGGACAAGTAACATTGTAATTCCGTTTGATTCCATTGCAAGCTTGAACACAACCAATATTACAGTGGTCTGATTAATGAGTAAAAGACAAGAAAACAATGCAAAAATAGCATCCGATTTTTTTCATTTAATGTCTGAAAAAAGACCAACCTTAAAGATCACAGGTGTGTATAAAACACGCACAGGGTTTTTAGATGTTGTTTGCAACGTCTGTCAGTATAGTTGGCCTACTACGCCCTCCGTCCTACTACGTGGGAAGGGTTGTCCATGCTGCTCTACTTACTTATATACAAAAGAAACTTATCAAAAACTCCTCGACAATAATAATAGGAACGTTGATTTGGTTTCTGACTACAAAGGAAGTCAGGAGCCTATCAAAGCTCGTTGTCGGTGTTGTGATTATGAATGGGAAGCTTCCACAGCCAATCTTCTCCAGTACTCAGGCTGCCTTATGTGCAGCGGAAAAGCTAAGGGTTCGGTAGAAAAATTACAGAAATGCTTTGATGAGTTCCAGCATGATGTGAAAGTGGTGGGTAATTACGTAAACAACAGCACACCAATAGAATGTCTTTGTCTAGTATGTAATCAACTTTTTTATCCAATTGGAGCAAGTATTATCTACGGTAGTGGGTGCTCAAATTGTAAGAAAGGGGGTTTTGTTTCACAACTTCCAGGTTATTTGTACTACCTAAGAGTTGATGACAATGGTACAACTTATTGGAAAGTGGGTATCACTAATCTCGGTGTTACTTCTAGATTTAAACCTTGTGATTTAAAAAAGATTACTGTGCTCTATTCATATAGATTTGAAAACGGTAAAGATGCTCGGGCGGCTGAAACAAACATTCTCAAAATGTTTAAAGAATATAGGGCCAAAGGAGTTAATGTCCTGCGGGTGGGTAATACAGAACTATTTACTAAAGATGTTCTGCAAATGGACCATCTAATGCCTAGGAGTTTTCATGTCTGAACTAAATCCGTTCAATATTGAGGATTACCTTTCTGTTGCACGCTCCAGAACGACTGAACAGTTTCGCCAAGAATCTGCCCCTACGTTCGACAAGTACCTCCAAATCCTCCTTGGCGGAAAGATTGAGCTTCAAGAAGTCTTCCGTCAACTGATGCAAGAGCGTTCTATTGATACTGCTGTTGGTGCTCAATTAGATATTATTGGTGATATTGTAGGCCAACCAAGAGAGCTTATTGATACAGCACTGTTGACGTTCTTTGCTTTTGTTGGTTATCCAGATGCTCAATCTTACGGTGACTTGGATAACCCAGCTATTGGTGGTCCTTATTATGACATCAACAATCCACTAGCTGGGAATACACTGCTTACAGATGAACAATATCGATTGTTCATTAAAGCTAAGATTGTAAAGAATAATACAAATGTAACCCCAAACCAATTCATAGAGTTTATGCAATTCATATTTGGAATTGATATGAGCTTGGTTGTTGCGGAGGGTAATGCTGAAGTTACTGTGATGTTAGGAAGAGAGTTATCTTCTTTTGAGAAAGTACTTCTAACTTATACATCCTATTCTTCTGGCTACCCCTCCAGATTTATTCCAAAGCCAATTGGTGTAAAAATCAATTTTGGTGAGTTTATTGCTGAAGACTATTTTGGTTTTCAAGGTGCTCTGAATGCCAAAGGCTACGGAGATTTAAGTGATTTATCATTGGGTGGGCAATATGCTCAGCTCATCTAACAAAGGATTTAATAATGGCTGCTGAAGTTTCAAAACCGGACTTTTCGTTTCAATGGGCATCGGGTGGTGCTATTGTTGCTCCTAGTGATGTAAAGATTCAGACTGGTTGGACAGCCGAAGTCCCACCTTTTCAGTGGGAGAACTTTGCACAGAATCGTCAGGACAATGCAATCCTACATTTGTTCCAGAAGGGTATCAGTGAGTGGGATGCTACTTCTAACTACTACTTCACTACCTCTGGTGTACGTAGTTATGTACAAGGGTCTGATGGTAATATTTATGTTGCTGTACAGGATAGTGCAGGACAAAACCCCACCACGGACTCTACGGATACGTATTGGAAAATTGCCTTTATTACAGACACATCTCTCGCTACGTTCTCAGCAGCTAGTGGACCTGTTATTGGGTCTGTACGAAATGGGTTGATGTTGGTTACTACGGCAGCATCCACTGCCACTTATACTGCTGATGAGGTTATTACTAAATCCTCTCTGGGGGGTGCAGTTAAGAACCTACCCAGCTTTAGTCATAGTGTCAACTTGGCAACTGTTGGTGCTGGTGGTATGGACACAGGCTCTGCACCAATTAGTGGGTATGTTGCACTTTATGCGATCTACAACCCCACCACCGCAACCAGTGCACTTTTGGCAAAGAACGCAACACTTGCAACTCAAACAGAAGTTTATTCTGGTGCCAGTATGCCGTCTGGCTATACTGCTTCCACTCTTTTGACTGTAGTACCAACAAATGCGTCCGGACAATTCAGCCCAGTCTTTGTTGAGGATCGGCATGTTTGGATACCTAATAACGTCTTTTACACAAGCAGTACTCCACAAGCATCTCTTTTCATTAGAGATACTTCTCTCGTAACCCCTTTTAATGCAAAGCGTGGTGACTTCAGCACCACCATTGCATCTTCGTCAGCTACTGTAACCATGACCACTTCTTTGGCTGGATCTTCAGCAGTTGCTGCGGGCGTAGGTCTTGGTGAAAAGGTTAGCTCAGCAACTAGTGCTGCTATTGCAAACGCTGGTTTTCCTAGTCAAATGCCTAACATCCCTATTATTACCCCACAAACTATCTACTATCGCTGCACGGTTGCCTCTGGGACGATGACTTTTTCTATTTCTTGCAACGGATATGAAATCTGATGAAAATTCTGGTTATAGGCGATTCGACCGGCGTAAGTGCTAGCCACCTTGGCCCCAACGGTGCTTACAGTGGCGTATCTCCGTGGACCGAGTGCGTGGTCGCAGGGCAACTATTGGATGAGAAATTCGGTGCCGGAGTCTTTACGTTTATAAACGTAAGCCATGGTGGTACGGATTTCCGTAGCTGGCGCTATGGCGATGAAACCCTCTTCCTGCCTACAGTTATCCCCAGCTTATCGAGTCTGCTCGAAACGTACCCTGATGTAGATTTGGTCTATGTGCAGCTGGGCATTAACAGTGCCCTGCGGGGGCATTCCGTAGGCGGCGTCATAACGTTGGCTACGGAGATGTGCCAAATCGTTGCGGCGAAGAACAAGAAAATAATCTTTGGCACGCCGAACCCTATTGTTCACGGCAACTCGGACGTAAATACAAAAGTCGCCCTGTACAGCGAGGCGCTCGTCGATATGGGCGCATCACTTGGCGTTACAGTGGTTGACCATTACAGGGCAATAGGTGCAACCAACGTATGGTGGCGGCTACTCAAGGATGGCTTGCACCCGAACGAGGAGCTTTACCGCTTCAAGGGTCAAACCCTATTCATGACCCTTGCCCACTCATTGCTAGTTTAATAGGGTATATATGTCCATTTATATTCAATTTGAAGATGAAACCAAAACAAAAGTAGTCTCATGGTACACCCGGCAACCAAAAGTGGACAGTGAACCATTTTTAGGTGAAGTTGAGGCTAATGATCCACGGTACATGGAATACTACTATAATTTCTCCGAATCAATGCGGGAAGCAATGCCTGCACCAACTTCAGAAGAATAGTTTCAGAGTAAGTATAATGAACGCAGCACTTAGAAAGAAATTGATTGTAGCCTTTGTTGCTGCGGGGCTTCCTGTAACAGCAGCATATGTTGGATATTAAGAATAAAGCACAAGGATGTGCCTCACACTTGGAGTACTAGATGGCAGATACAAAGAAAGCCCTGTACAAAAAACTTTTAGCATATGGCTTCACTGCTGCGGTTGCGATGAGTGGGGGTTATTTAATAGCACCTAATGAGGGTAAGGTTAATGAAGTCTATTTAGACCCCGTAAACATCAAAACCTCATGTTACGGTCATACGGGACCGGAACTAAAACTTGGTCAAAAGTTTACAGATGAGCAGTGCCTAGACCAATTAGCAAAAGACTTATCATCTCACGATAAACAGATGATGAACCTTGTTCGTGTACCACTCACAGATTACCAACATGCAGCTTTTCTAAGCTTCACGTACAATGTGGGAATTGGCAATTTTAAATCCTCCACTATGCTTCGTAAGCTTAATTCTAAAGACTATGTGGGTGCTTGTGAAGAACTTAGCAAGTGGGTTTTTGCAAAAAATAAAGTTTTACCGGGCCTTGTTAAAAGACGCGAGACAGAGAAAGAGATGTGTTTGAATGGACATTGATAACCTTGATCTTACTCGTGAAAGATTCTATGTAGTTCTAGAGAAGTTCTACGATAAAGTAAATGACAGCATGCGCATTAAAATTCAATGTGAGTGTGGAAATATTGTAGAAAAAGGCTCTAGTCATTTAATTTCATGTAAGACTTGCGGACATGGTTGTCCTATCTCTACGGCCATCAGGAGTGCAAACGGAAAAGTTAAGATGGCAAACAAGAAACTTTTAGATCCGGGAGTCTCTGGATTAAAGCGTCTGTTTGGCGTATATAAAACAAGAGCAAAAAAGTTTAACTATGCTTTTGAAATTGATCTGGATGTTTTTAAAGAGCTAACGTCCAGTAACTGCTACTATTGCGACGAACCTCCTGCAATGGTCTACCAGCATCAAATTCTTACAGTAAGTGACAGAAGTAGATTAAATAGTCAGTATATTTATAATAGCTTGGATAGAGTTGATTCTGACAAAGGTTATACACTGGATAATGTTAGACCTTGTTGTAAGCTTTGTAATACGATGAAAATGCACCACCCCGAAGAAGAGTTTAAAAATAAGATTAGGATTCTTTACTCTACTTACATAAATAAACACTCCGAGGGAGATGAAAATGAAGAACATTTCTAAAGTATCTCTAGTGGGTAATTGGAAGAAGCTTTGGAAAAGTTATTCTGTAGTTTTTAGTTTAGCTAACATTCTGCAAGCCGTATCTGTAACAGGCTTGTCCGTGCTTGGTGTTATAAACGTATATTTTGCCTTTAAGCTTGTAATTAGTTTAGCTATTTTGTTTGGATTGTTGGGGCTAATTGGTAGGCTAATACACCAACCCACTCTTGATAAGAAAGAGGATGAAGAGAATGTTCAATAGCTGGATGTCCTATATCATTCTCGGTTTGTTTGCAAGTACCCTCTCTTTAGGCTGGCTTTCTCTATCTCTACACGACGATAAGCTCATAGCTGAGCAAGCACTAGTAGTGGCCATTAACGTCAATTCTGATATGCAAAAGTCCCTTAACTTGAAAGGTTTAAGCTGTCAGATTGACAGTGTTAGTGTGGTTGAAGTGGAAGCTGGCAAAAAGGATCTTAAAACTAAAATTGAAGTGATATCTGATAATATTGAAAAGCTACGCTTACCTTTAGGTAAGCCTCCTGTAGCAGCCAAACAAGAGAACATTAAGAATGAAAATCTTAAACCTAATGTCTTGCCTGATGATGGGTTGCTTTCTGATAACATTGTCAGCCTGCTCAAACAAGGTTATTGCACCACCTACCCCAATGATAACCAATGTCTACCCAAGTGATGCACTTCTTGTGAGCCCGTGCCGTGCAAAACCTGCTGGTGAGAGTTTGATTGATCTAGCTCTTGCACAGAATCGTAATGTAGGGTGTATTGGTTTGTGGGAAAAGCAAATGGATGCTATCCGTAAAAACAAGAAGTCTCAGATGGAGCTGTACAAGAATGCCAAATGACTCAGCTAACACCCGCATTACAGCTATTTGGGAAAAATTTGCTATAGGACTTCTCTCTGTAGTGATGGCTCTCGGTATGCTAGTTATCCAAGATATCCGAACACAGAACAAAGAGCTTGAGAGTAGAGTTTTATTCCTCTACACAGACAAAGTAAGTAATCAACAGCTCAAGGATACAGAGCAACGACTAGTAACTAACATTGAAGGGATGCGTTCTGATTTGCTTGCTCGTTTAGACCTGTATTTTGGATCGATAAACAAACGAAAGTAATCTGGAGGTCCAATGATCTGGAAGGTATTGGATCGAACAGCAACTGTAGCTTATCTTATTTTGTCTACAATTCTGATAGCAATCTTGATGTCTAATTCAAGTGATAACGCAAACGTTAATAACTATGGACAGAAGCTTACTTTAGTAAGGCAGGACATTATGAAAGTGGTTGCTAATAATACAGATTATCTTGAACAGAGGGTTAATAAAACTTCTGAAAGACAGGATGATTATCAAGTTAGTACTGACCAGCGTATTTATGTGTTGGAGCTTCGGGTTAAAGAGTTGCAAAGTGATAAGAAATTGAATCAAAAAGTGATTCAAAATAATTTGCAAATTCAGAATAACTAAGAATAAGAACTTCCCTAGAAGACATTTGATTAGTGACGCCATTCACTATATCTCAGAAATACTAAAGCCGAGGTCATCCAATTACGGAGCCTCGGCTTCTTTTCGTCTATAATAAAGTTATTCAGTTACCTTTGATAATGACTCAAAAGCTCTTTTCTCAACATTCTTCTCTGCTGCTGCTGGTACTTGCAACACCTCTCTTTGTTTAATCACCTGCGAGTTTAGGTAAGTGTAACCACCGATCAGTATAACAATCAGTAAGAGCAAGCCTGCAACTAGATCTTCATAGCCTTTCATTTTATCACCACCATAATGATTTATATTTATTTGCAAAGAGATTCAAACCCTCTTGAACCTTCTTCTCATGCGCATCCAAGTCAGCATAGTACCTAGCTTTCTCTTCCTCATTATCACACTCTATTTTGAATGACCTACCATACTCTGATTCATATGACTTTGTAACATCATCCTCATATGGAACTGTTGTTAGCTTGAAATTATACAAATCCATGTCAGGCTCTTTGTTCTCAAAAGAATACATCATTTTCTTGATGTCGTCTAGCCAATCTTGTACTTCTTGGTCTGTGACATCAACATCAGGGTTAGCACAGTATTCACTCGGGACACCTAGACAACCGCCTTCTTTGTTACGTTTCTCCAATACTTCGTGAAAGCGTAAGAGTCCAGCGTAGATTATTGGAGATAGGGTGCAGTCTAGAGAGTAGGTGTCTCTGTAAGATGCAATCCATTTACCTTTTGAATATCTCAATTTAATTTCTCCGCAAAGAAAAAGACCACAAGCTTTCGCCTATGGTCTGTAGTTTAGGCTTCTTTCAAAGCTATGTCAAACTTTATTTTAGGTAGGAAGTAAAAACCATTCTCCTTCCAAGTCTTACCCCAGTAATGTTCAGGAATTTGATAGTTTTTCCTGACAATTTTATCTGGGCTCTTGCACCAAGCCCTAATGCAATTTCTACCAATCTCTGTAAACAAGGCAGCATCTCTGTCACTGGTGTAGCAGCCTGTGGGTGTACACCACCATCCCGTGGATTGGTTCCAAGATCTTATCGCCATAGACGGTGTGTTGCTCTTATTTTTACCTAGTCTCATCTCAGAAGCTTTTCTTTTAAACTCCTCTGAATGTGTCTTCCCGAAGAAAGGGTTTAATTCTCCCACTTTCTTACTGGCATTCAAGGAAAGAATTTCACGAGTTTCTTCAGTATGTGTCTTACCATAAAAAGGGTTATTCTCTCCTATATAACGTTTACCACTATTTCTCAGGCGTTCTAGTCCCTCTTCACTGAAATTGCAGCTTTCTCCATATGACAACCTCCCAGCACCTCCTGTAGTCATATTATAAGAATTACTGTCCTCTACAACATCTATATTTACATATTGTTTCTCTAAAAGCATAAGCTCTTCGTCTGTTTCAGCAAACTCTAGAATCTCTTTTGTGAATGTAGACCTCCCTTGTTCAACAAAAGCTTTTAGTAGTTGCCTACCAGACCCCAGATACCCGTCTTCTAAGTTGTCTGTTCTATGCATGCCAATATAGTACATACCATTCAAATTATTCGTTGTCTTATAGATAAATCTAAACATAAGTTCTCCAAATAGAAATAGCCCCAATTAAGGGGCTTTAAAAGTTATTGACACATCTCACAAACCTCCACGCGAGAGATATCACCAGCACCACGCATTGAGTAAATGTAATACAAACTCAAAATACCCTCATCTTCCATTGCGAGTTTGTGAATACGACTAATATATTCTTCGCTATCATTTGAGGTGAAGTACAAATTAATCGATTGTGCCTGATCAATATACTTTTGCCGTTGAGAACACAGACGAAGATAATCTTCAGCAGGAACTTCAAATCCTGTTCGGAATACAGCTTTCTCTTCTTCTGTCAACCAACTAACTTTCTGCACACTGCCTTTATCATTAATAATCTCTTGTACTGTCTCGTCAGAGTAAACGCCTTTCTCCTTCATCAACTCAAGGAGAACTTTGTTCAAGCGGAAGAACTCCCCACCCGCAGACTGTTTAGTGAAAGCCATTGCAATGTCAAGACCAATACCTTCAGAAGCACCAGCCATAATCTCTGCGGAGCTTTTGGTAGGAGGCATCATCAAACGAGTAGCATTACGAATACCCAACCCCATACAACCAAGTGGTTCACCAAGCACGCCAGCCAACCATTGTGTTGCTTTCTTCGATTCCTCATCCAAACCTTTAAAGATTTTAGTATTAAGAAACATACATTCCAAACTACTAACACTCAAACGTTCTTTCTGCATCAGGGTGTGCCAGCCCAATACACCGCTGCCAAGGGAGCGAAACTCTTTAGTGAAGCGGTAGATTTTATGCATTGCTTGTTTATCAAGCTCAGTCATATCATCCATAGTTTCAAGGTATTCGCTAATATTGCAGTCACTCATCACTTGACCGATGAATACCAAGTGCTCAGGCCACTCACGATAAAGCTCCAAGTTGTAGTTCAAAATCACACAACTGAACGTGTAATCTTCATCCGATGGCAGACATGTCTCCTGACATAAGTTGCTGGCCTTTACAGTCATACCCTTACGTCGAAATGCTTCTGCAAGGTGACGATTCATCTTAGAAATAAATGTGAAGTAGCCTTTCCCCCGAGGAAGCTTAACACCCAACATTCGCTGCCACTTACGATGGGACTCTTCGTCTTTATCATCCATCAAACGGATGAAGTCATCATCAATCAACCAGCCCACATTATTCGACTCGGTACGTGCGTAGAGGTACTTTACAACCTCATCGAAATCGTTATGTTGAGGGCGAATACTATATGCCAGACTGCCTCGACGACTACCCTGAGTTACCTCCTCCATTACCGCGATAAAGTCCCGAATGACCGGCATAACACCGAGACTTCGACCACCTCGACGCAACTCTGCACCCTCATGAGGCCAGTGGTCAATCGAGTAACTTGTACCATGACTGTGTTTAGTCAGGATAGCTGCCTCAGTGATTGCATTGTAGCGATCAAAAAGATTGTTACCTACATAACCCCCAGCACAACTGACTGTAGTGCCTCGTTTACGCAAACCACCATTAGCCAACAGAGGTGTTGAGCAACTGATATAACCATCCCACATTGTTGCAAAGAAAGCATCTTCCCAAGTCTTACCAACTGTGTAAGGGTCAGTACCCCACCACTCAGGATAAACTTTAGGTGCATGTTTAGCCATTGCTTTAGCTACACCTTTGAAGCGACTCTTTACTGACTCACCCTTGTAAGCATACTTATTATGAAACAGTTGCAAACCACCAGTAGTAAACCACTCAGGTACTTCACCTTCCGCTTGTTGTGTCTTTCGCATTTCTGAATAGTTAATCATTAGCCCTCCCAAGCTGATGTAAATTTCTTTTCGTTCCAACCACTCTCATATTCCATACCTAAGCCAGCAGAGAAGAAGTCAATAACTTTATAAGCATATGTATTCTGTTCGAACCAGTCTGCAATCTTAGAATGAATTTCAGGGAATGCAGGATCAAGACCTAGTCGCTCCAAGAAGATGTTCAATCGGTGTTGTACAAAGATTTTATAGTCTTCTTTACTTTGACCGTTGAATGTGTCTTTCAAAATAGCAAGATCAATAATCCGACATTCGTGAGTGTAAGCGTAATCAACAGCTTCGTAAATCTTAATTACTCGTTGTTTATCATCTTTCAAAGTATAACCAAGTTCAGCATACCGTGTGTTGATAATCTCTGCTGCAATCTGCCCATGCAAATCTTCATCAATGGCTGACTGATTGGTGCCTCGTGCAATCACGGGAATCAAGTTGTACCCGTTAGATTGAAAACTCTTCAGGATAGCAAAGCTTGAGAACAACAAAGCAGTTTCAGTCATACCAAAGATGATTGTTGCAAGAAGCTTATCTTCCCCAGTTAAGATATCATCCAACCAATCAACACGCCCTTTAAGCTCTGGATCATCAATATAGGCTAGGTAATCCTCATCTTTATCCAAACCTAGCTGTACATTGATTTGATTGTAGAACTCACTATGAATCGCCAACTCGGTCATACCAACAACACTTGCTGCAAGCTTCACTTCAGGCCGTGGGAACTCTTTAATAACAAGAGTATTCCAAAACTCTTCACCTACGATCAACTCATAACGAAGGAACAACTGCAAAACTGTCTTCACTGCGTGAAGTTGTTCTGGTGTCAACTCGTACAGGAGTTGCATCTTATCCAGCTCTACAGTCATTTCAGAACTAAACCAAAGTTGTTCTTCTAGTTGCTTGTTAGCCATCTCTACAAGCTTAGGGTAGTGTCGTGCGTAACTTAGTGTTGGTGTTTGAATCTGTGTTTTCTTATCAAAATCAATTGTCACAAATACTCCTTATTTAAAATTCACTAGCCAATTGTTCAGCTGTCTTAACCGTATCACACTTACCAAACCCAAACTTATTCATCCCACTAAGCATGTTTTGCAGAGATATATCACCACAATTACGAATCTGATCTTCAATACTCATACCAGATTCTTTCCAGATTTTATCTTGACGCTCTGAGAAAGAGAACCGAGGACCATATTCAACTTTCTGTGTAAGGCGTGTACGGTGAGTATTAATTTCTACTTCGTAGCCATTTTCTAGATCAACTCCGAAGCTATAAAGAATTGCATCTACTTTTTCTTTATCTTGAGCTTTCCAAGCTTCTTGCCATTCAGGGTGTTGCTCAACATCTACAAAGGAGAGGTATTGATCGTATTCACTCACTGGGAAATTAAAATTCTTGTTGCTCATACTTCTACTCCATTAGTTAAATCTTCTTGAAAGTATTCAAATGCCGAAACATCATTATTTAGTGCAATCTCAATGTCTTCGATAGTGTCAACGATGTACCTACTCGATTCCGAGATAGACATACCAAGTCGTACCATATAAAGATTCTGAAGCTCTTGGATAAAGTTGGAAATTGTGTATTCGTTATTAATCATTTTATTTCTCCGTCAATGCTTTCCACGAAACTGGGAAAATACGTTCTACTTCTTTACCAACCAATTCGGCAACTACTTGCACTTCACGTTGAGCATTAGGATCAGTTCGCTTGTTGTAGAAGTTAGCGAAGCTTACCAGATTACCTGTCCAAATCCAATTAACAATTGCACCTTGTGGAAGGATAAAGCGAGCTTGTTCCGGGCATACACCATCATTCAACATTCGATTATATACAGCAACTGAACGTTCAGTTTGAAGTGTGTATTGCTCGACCCAATAATCAGAATCCTCGTGTTGCTCTCCACTGCCTTGTTTGATACTACCTTCTGGCTTACTTCGAAAGAACTCAGGAATAAAAATCTCTGGTGTTGTAGAGATATACCGACGACTCTCCTCATTCTCGGTCATACCCACTTTATGCTTAAAACATTGCGTACGAATCGGCACAGGCGCTGCAATACGGAACTTTAAAGCTGTGTGGGCGAAGGGCGTCCAGTGATTATGCTTTGCAAGGTAGCCAATAAGCTTGCCGTCTTTTACATTATCAAACTCAGAATCTGCATCCTTAGCAAAGCTAACTCGTGCTGCCTGTACTACAGCCAAATCACTCCCCATTGAATCCAGCAGTTCTACTTTAATCTGTGTCATTCTTCTCCCTCCAAATACTTATGCACTTCAATCCAAGTTAAATCAGGCCAGTAAACGTAGAACATTCCTGAACTGAGCCATTTATCAAAATCTTCACGAGACTTGATATACTCATGCCAGTCTGGTTTTGGTCGTTGTATTGGAACGTGTGCGTGAATCATACTTTAAACTCTTCAGGAATACAAGTAGTAAGTTCTGGCCGTACGTGAGATTTCAATTTCATGACCTTGCTGTCACTAACTCGTTTTACAGTGTACAGACGCTCGCCTTCAAACAAAGTTTCATCGATATAGAATTCACCTTCTTCACGAGATTCCAGATATTCTTTACTGCTTTGTGCGTAGGTATAGCTAGTTGTAATCTTCTGAGCATTATTGGAACACACTGTCTCCCAAGCAAGCTTAGTTTTACAACCGTAAGCTTCCAGCAGATGTTCAAGGTATGTATTCAGATATTTAATATCCATTACAGCGTCCAACACTTCTAGAAGGTCTTCCTCTGAACAGGCATCCTCAAGTTCATTTACTTCTTCTAGGATAAGCTTGGATTGGGCTTTCACTTGCTTCCAAACTTCCCAGTGATCGCCCATTGCAGGTTGATTACCGATTGCATAACCGAACTTGATACATTCTTTCTTACTCACAACTTCTCCTTAATTTTGTATTTTACATTATTACGAAAATCTTCTACAGATTCGATATCCACTTCAATCCACCCAATCGAAGTTTTACAGAGTATTGCTTTGCCTTCCAACAAGGCCACTTCAAATTCTTGTGGCATTACACCATTGTGTACACATTCAAATTCCATAACTCCCCCCTTAATTACAAATATTGTTCACAAAAGTATTCAACATCAAACGTATTCCAATCTTTATATTCACCCTGTCCAAAATGAATTCTCTTGTCTGCATCAAACTTAGTAAGATTATCCTCTAAATCATCCACCATTGCAACAAGAGAATCATTCAGAATCCATTTTTCATGACTTCCAACAAAGCCAGTCATAAACAGAAAATGTTTCTTCAAGAAATACACTTTCGACCTGTGGTGATTACCTTTCAATCGGCTTACAAACACTATACCAAAGTATTTACTAAGTTGTTCAAGTTTCTCTACAGCACCCTCCATTGGAACAAGATTATCATAAAGATTTTCATCTCGCCAGAAGTCTAGTGGATCTTCCAAGTTAGGTGAGGCTTGTTTGTATAGGGTTAGTGTGTCAACTACCACGCCGTCAACATCAATTCCAAGGAGTCTCATTTAATCTTCCCTCTCAGCATCAACTCCAATTCAGCAAGGATATTGAAAGCCTCATGAGCTTTGTGAAGGATTGCAGACTCTTCATCTACACGCTCACTTACAGGCAATCCTTCAACCTTTTGAATCAAGCTCTTAACCCGATGACGACTTGCTGCTGATGGGAAAGAAGTCTCAGCATCTGGAAGGTTAACCCAATCATGTGGTTTATAACCCTTGTTTTCGGCGGCCCATGTCATTACCTTTGCAACTTCCATTACAGCATTTGGGAAGCCTGAGTCAAACAAATCCATTTGAACTTTACCAATCTTTCGTTCTTCTAGAATTGGACGTGCGATGGAAGATTGACTCACACTCAATAGCTCAAGTTCATGCTCATCAAAAGCAAACTCTTCCCCACCTTCCTCTGCTTGAGCATAGAAATCAAATGCACCTGTTCTGGGATTGAGGTTTGTGATATAGCCAATCCAACCCTCTGGGTTTTGAGGTGTGTCCTTTACAGCAATAACTTTATCACCAACTTTAAATTTACTTTCCGCTACCATCACTAAGCCTCTCTTTTAATGATTTAATTTGTTCAAGTGCATCACTCATCTGTTGTTTAAGATTGTAGACTGTTTTCGTAAGGTTGTCCACTTCTTTCTCCAACCGCGATACACTATTTTTAAGTCTAGAGTCTTCCACTTATTTACCCTGCAATATTGGAAAGAAGTGAATCCCTCTTTTCCTTCGGCAACAGATTAACACGCGACCTACGTTGAACACCAGTCACTTTATTACGATACCGCTTATATTTACCAACATTACTGTAATGGAAACCATCCTCTTCCCACACAGACATATCTAGAATTTCATCTACATATACATCAAAGTTAGGGAGTGTATTATCCCAGCTACTGAGAATGTCGTAAAGTTCTTCTAGAGACAGAACATCATTGACATTGTAAAGTTTCATTTCAGCCCAAGCTTCTGGGTTATTTTTCATACACTCTGCCCAAAGCAGATGGCCAGCAAACTTACCATGCTCAAGCTTCTTGTAACGTGTACACAGCTTGTCAGTCATGTACTGCAATTTATTACTAGTGAAACCAAACTGAGCTTTAGCAATGTTTAGTGTATCAATCTGTCGGAATGTACTTGGCTTAGGGTAGCCATTAAGTACCAGACGTGCATTGATTTTCTTCACATCGAATCGTTTACTGTTCTGACCTACAACAATATCAGCCTCATTCAACAACTTCCAAAGATTACCAAGAAGTTTACTATCATCTTCAAAGTCTTCAGCTCCTTGGAGGTCTTCATAGATCACGTCATCAGAACCTTTCCATTTAGCACAATAAGACAGGATTGACCAATCTTCTTGGATTTGGTTCAATCCAACGTTCTGGTCAAATAGTCGCCATACATGTGCGAGGATGGGCTTCGTTTCAATATCGATAAATAGAATCTTTGGGCCTTTATTTTCAAATGCATCCGGGCTTACATTTTGTTTGGCATCAAAAATAAACTTAAAGAAATCATTTACTTGACTCTTGCTTTTGTTAATGATGTTAGCAATAGCCCTCCCAGACAACCCTTGATCACGTAGCTCTAGTGCTGTGTTATGCCATTCTTTACTAATCAAATCAAATACTCCAGTTTTTAAGTCGTTCCAATACTGCTTCGCTCAGTGTACTCTCATACTGTTTGGCGAGGCTGTTCATTTGCTGTTTCTTCGCCTCTAAATATGCAGCCTGTGCCTCCACAACACTATCGAAGCTACCTAGGTGAACTTTTACTTTGTTGATCCTGCACTCAGTTGTGTATTTACCGGACGAGCTTTGTCTTACTCCTAAAGAACCTTGACTATCTAGCTTTACTTTAACCAAGCTAGAATTTATGTCCTTTGGGATTAGACAACAGGTTTCTTCTGAATAAACTTTATTCCCGGAATACAAAAGATCCTTATCTAACTCGTAATTCAACTTCCAATTCGATTGCGAGTAAAACCAACCAGCAAAATTTTGGAAGTTATACCATTTCTCAGAGACATAGCAATCAATATAGGTCGGTGACTTCTCTAGAGACTCTGCCGAATAACACCTGTAGAACATTGCTTTCCATAGAACATAGGCTGGTGTATGTTTACTATCTATTGTAGGAGTATACTCACCAACACCAATAAAGCCCCTTCCAGAAACCGATGGGTTATACGAATTTTTCAAAGATCCTTTGGTGATTGTATATGCATCGCTGTAGACTTGATGTTTATAGTCATCTAGGAATTCTACCAAGATCTTCTTACCTGTCATCACATCGACTACTCTAATGAAACAGCCTTCATTTGTAGGGTATATTTCATTAATAGAGAGCTTATTAAAATTACGTGACATGGTTCTTTCCAGTCTTTGCTAATTCAATTGCCTGCTGTTTCCATTCTACTTCACTCAAAACCAATTCTCCTTACTTAGATGGATTAAGATCTTCAAATAGACCAATTTTCTTACACTCTTCAAACTCTGTGGGACTCATCATCTCAGGTACAAGTTTTGGTGCATTGTTATATACGCTTGCATAGCCTCCACGATTCTTCTCATACTTTTGAGCCAACTCTACATACAACTCCTTATAGTTGTCATTAAAATAAGCTAAAGCAGAATCAAAAGTTGTAAACTGTCGGCTTACAAGGCCCATTCGTTCATAGTTCCAAACAACAACTTTCTCTTCACTTTCAATATCATGTAGCTTCTTAGTAACTTTACTCTTAAGTGTTTCTAGCTCATCAATAGTTAGATCATCAATAGTTAGATCATCAATGTTCACCAAGTCTCTCCTTCAATTTAACTACCAAAGTGTACAGTTCCAAATTCATGGACAATACCGTGTCTAAAATTTCCTGTTTCTCATAGGCGTTGTACTTTACAAACTCATCAGAAATCAATTCATTCCTAATTCGCCAGTATTCCAATACATCAACTTTAACAGTAATACTTTCGCTAATAGGCTTCTTCGGAAACATATCTATAACACTTCCCATACCCCACCTCTCAAGCTAAACACCAAGTTGTTGTGTCCAGATGTGAAACATCGTACTAAACTGGATAAATTCACACCAGAAGATTGCTGTCCAATAATCTTTAATCATTTGTAGTTATCCTCAAAGTTTTCGTTGTCAGAACTAGCTTCGTTATACTGACCAATTCGTTTCAGATAATCTGTGTGAGATTCATTAGGCCATTGTGGTGGAGAAGTATTAAATGACCTTACTACATCATTGATACCAACATGAAGGTGGTCTTTAACATTAACCACATTTACAATTTCATATTCAGACTTATTAAGTAACTCCAATACTTTATCCAACTTCATTTCCAAAGTTGCAATTTTAATACTCAGTTCGGTGAACAGAAACTCTTTGGTGATTTTGTTAGTCATTTCAATGCTCCTTCCACAACTTCAGTCCAATGACCTCCGCCGTTATAATGGTAAGTATCAAAGTTAATTGAACCATCTTCATTTTCTTTAGCTTCAGCAAAACCGTACAACTCACCAGACTTAATCTCAAACTCTACCTTGTACCACTTACCGGCGATCTTTGCTAAATCTTCATCATACCAAGTATAATCATCATTCATCTGTTCAAGATATGAATCATAGTAACTTTCCAACGATTCTCCTTTCGCTTGAACCAAAGACTCAGCAATTTCTTCGGTCATCTCAAAAGGAATAAGTTTACCCTTGTTGTGTTCCATTTCGCTCATAGTTCCATACTCCTGCAAACCATTTCAGGTTTATCAATTCCAAGTTCATTACAGATTCTCTCAAGCTTTTCATCAATTTCTTGAAACTTCTTAAGAGTATCCATTAGTTTCTTTCGGTTATCTTCTTTGTTGAATTCAAGCATGTTTTCAGGTTTGAAGTGAAATATTAGCATTAGAAGTATTTCCAATGAGTAATACTTTCAAGCTCAAATTTCCCACATTTAGTAAACCATTTAGGACCGGTTGTAGTACGAGCTAGGAAACCAATATCTTCAAACCCAGAATTTGAATTCTTTACATGCACATCGTCTGTTGTGCAACCATAAGCTTGTGTTTCTTCTGGCAAATCATCTTCAACTCTAATCCAAGCCATTGTTTAATACCTCCCTAACAGCATCTCGCCTAGCCTGTGGATTCTTGGCAACCTTAATTCCTCGATCACTGAGCCATTTATCAATTTGTGCAGCTTTTAGTTTACAAATCTTAATTACTTCTTTTTCAATCTTAGCCTCTTCGAATGTAATTCCCATCCGCTCACTCAGGGTCTTAATCTGGTGGCAACCGGTATGATTCTTCTTAGGGATATCAACACACAGTATCTGTAAATCTTCAAAGTTAACATCTAGTCGGCTGAGGAGATAAGACATAAATTCTTCTCTATTTGTACATGCAAACTCACCAACCACATGATCTACGTTTACTTCATCAACCTTGAACATATTACCGCATTGATTACACTCAATCAACCATTTTGTTCGTGTTGCTGGATTCATATCAGGAATAACTTTATCTTCAAAGAAGACTAATTTATTTGCTGCGGTCATCCAAGCCGAATCGATTGCTTTGCGGACAATACGAACTAATTCATTTTCTTTTAGGTGTCCATCTTCTGTGATTTTCTTTGCAAGCTTGTCACGATTAGCTTTACGTTTAGCGATGTCTGCTTGTGATGGAATTGTCATTCTTCAAACACAGGCTTAAAAGCTGAAGTCTTATATTTCGTAACATAATGCTCAGGAATCACAACCTCTGGAACAAGCTCTTGATATTCTTGTAGCTTCTCGTAAGTTGTATCGCTCCACTCAGTTCCCCAAGAATCGTCCCAGATACCATTACGTGTAATCAGTACACCTAGAAAGTCACTCGCATCAACAGCATCTTCTGCCAAGGCTTCAATATCCTCTTGAGTGATTCGGTGTGTAACAGTGCAGTAGAAGGATGAATATTTACGATGCTCTTTCTCAAACTCACCAACGTCTGATACGTAGTCCAACAGGTAATCTTCGGTAATCTTTTTCATACGTTAATCTCCAATGGAAAGTTTAATTTAGCAAATTCACCAAACGATTGTGAGGCTCTCTTATCATAATCGAGCGCAGCTTCTACTTCTGTATCAAAGAAATTTCTTACGTATTTATCGTCAACAGTCACGTAACTAGCCCACTTACCATTTTCATTTGCAACGCCCTTGTAAATACTTGAAGCATTACGCGGTCGTTTATTTGCATTCCGAGCATTTTCCTGAGATGTGGCAATTCTTAGGTTTTCAAATCTGTTGTTTGTCACATCACCATCGATATGATCCACCATCCCAATAGGCTCTTGCCCAGAAACTAATTTATACACTACCCTGTGACCCTTGTAAAGATGGTCATCAATTCTAACTTCTAGGTAATTGTTAGTCTTATGGTAGTGTCCTGCAATCTTACCACTGTTTCGAGTAATACTGATCTTCCAGCCTTTCTCTGACTTAAAGTGTGATCTTGGACGCACCTTCCAAAATAACACCCCGTCTTTATACTCTAGACATTCATTGAGATAATCCAGAGAAGGGAGTTCTTTTCCGCTGATATTGAAATCAGATTGTTTACCTTCTTCCCTCCATCGTTTTGTTCTTTCTGCACCACACGTTGAGCAACTTCCACAGCCAACTTTACGTGTTGCGATGTGCCCATTTTTACATTCTTTACCTGTGAAGTAAGTTGTTAAACCTAGATCTAACGCTGTCTTTCTGTCAATCAGCTCCATACTCAATCCCTAATTCATCCATCACATCGTAAGCATTAATATTCTCACTCGGAACTTTAACCATTCTCGCCATCATAAAGCACTCATTGAGAACATAATCCCAAGTGATGTTGATAGGCTCGTTTCTCCACCCCAAAACAGTCTTTTCTTCGGGATAAAGATGCTGGAAAACCTCTTTAAGCTTCAACCATGCCTCGGTGTCAGTGGTACAGTCTACTAGTGCTTTATATGCTGATTTTCCTGCCCACTTAATATCTGAGAAACAGTTTGCAGCATAGTTATCACTAGTGTCATTACTGGCAATTTGCCAAGCTAGATGAAGCCTGCCTACGCCACGAACATCACCTTTATCAGTTAACCAAAGCTTGCCGAATTGATCACAATCAATAATACCCTCTTCTGGACGATTAACGTTGAAGAACTTATTTGGTGAGGAATAGTAATCTTTATCCAAGCCTTGAATTACATTATTTGGTTGTTTATAACACTCTTGTACGCAACGATCATCTACCTCAAACGATTCAATAATCTCAGCTTTAAACTTACGAGCAAGATATTCTGTCACAGCATCCATATGCAAAGGGCGAAGCATATCCTTTCTGTTATCTTTGTACTTAAGCAATGTAGAAAGTTCAACACGGAAGCTATCACCTTTCCCTAAAAACGCTTTGTACTTATTTGTACCCAATTTTTTAAGGTCATTTTCTACTTGTGTCTTTGCAATCTGCAATACGTGGTCAACTGGCTCAGGAGTTTGAACATCAATAATCTCAAACTCATCTACACTAAAAGGACTTTCACGTTTAGCGTTTAGTTCACCAAGCCATCCTCCACTTTTAAGCTTGTCTCGTCCATAAAAGCTTGTGCGTGTATCAAACTCTTTCTCACGGCCTGACGCTTTGTGCGTAACAATGATTGAACGTTTCTCACCAACCGAGGCAGCACTATACTTTACGTAATCGAGGTCAATAATTGATGTTAGCTTACTCGTCATCCTCATATTCCTCTTCTTCGTCATCCTCATCATATTCTTGAATGTAGTCCAGAGGATTAAAGCCGCTTACATTCTCACCAAGAAGTTCAAGAAGCCACTCAACTTTGTCTTGGTCACTAGACACAAGCTTAATCTCGTGAGCTTCAAGAGTACCTTGTACATCAGAGTGTTTACCCAACACTTCGCCAAAATACATCTCGCGACCAATTGCTTTGTCTACTTCTCCCTGTGTAGCAATAAACAAACCATCCAGACTGCCCATACGACCACAATCAACATAGAAACTATAAAGATTATTCATTCTACTCTCCTAAACAAAAGCCGGATATTTCACCGGCCTTATTCAAATCAATTAGGCATCATAATTAGTAAGCACTTTATACTTAGCAATTACAGCAGCATTATCACCACTGAATTCTTCAAATTGTTGCTTGGCTTCCAATTTAGCAGCCGCTGCGACAAACTTAATATCATCAACGCTAATGCCCGATGGATTGTTGTCCTTGTGATACTTTGTATCTTTCTTCAATTGAGAAATATCTTCTGCAATTGTCAGTGCTTGTTTGTTCAAATCTACCAGTCGGTCGAAGAGTTCTTGTTCAGTCATGTGTTTCTCCTAATTAATGCAAAGTATGTTTAGTTTGTTTCTGTTCAGCTTCCCAATCAAGAAACATTTGGTATGTCTCAGGATCAAGATGAATTTCACCGTCTGTAATAAGGCCACGATCTTCTGCTTGTTGCAGCCAAGGTGCAAGAGAGCCATCTTCGTTTACAACTTTCATAATCTCTCCTTAAATAAGTGGACATCCATGTCCCAAAGTTCCTTTAGATAATCATCAACAGGCGATCACTGATACGATTGAAAGGCAAATCTTCCTCGAAAGAAGTATCTACATCATTTTTCTGTGGGAGTGTGTTTGCTTTCTTAGGCGCTACAACAGCTTCCTCCTCAGCAGGTTTAGCCTCAGTTTTCTTCACCTTGTAACTAACACCCAAGACATCATCATCAACCGAATCAGACGAACCTTTACCTTCATAAGCTACGTGCTCAATCACTTGAACAGTGTCCAGTGTAACAGTGAGTTGACCGTCCTGATTCTTGTAACCAAACAACTTCAGGTTAACAACACTACCATTACCCACGTTCTCAGTGAATGCATTACCTTCTGCGTCAATAACGTTAACGTTCATCGGCAGACCCTTCTTACTAAACTCAGGCTTGGCAATGTTGAATCCCCACAAACCATCTACCAGATCATAATTAGCTTTACCTTCTTCAACTTGCGAAGACAATGCGAATTTAATTTTTCGCGGCGGTTTGCTCGTTTTGGTGATACCAACTTGGGAGAAGGATTTGTTAACCATCACTTCATCCAACAGACGATCCTTAGCCTCTTCATCAACGAAGACAGTTGCACTGAACTCTTTGTCAGTCGATTGATATTTAAGCTTTGGCTCGTGGACTGCTGCATAGTAAACTACAGCATTCTTGATATAAACGTTTGCTGTCTCCAGAGTGCCCGATTTAGGCAGGTCACGGACGATCACTTCTGTTTTGTTAGTCATATTTAATTTTTCTCTATTAAGTTGTGTATTAAGTTTTGTTCACATTATTGTGAGGCTATATCTACGTTTCCGTAAATTCTTTTAGTGTTTAGTTGGCTCTTTAGCCTTCTTAGCAACTTTAATCTCTGTCACATTATCTGCTGGTTGATCTTCAACAGGATTCTCACCGTACAGACCACCTACAAAGTTCTTAACAGCATTATTGATAGTTTCACGCTTCATTTCATCCCAAGCAAAGAAGTCAGATGCATCACTGAATTCATATTCTACAGTAGAATACACTTCACCAACTTGGGATGTTTCTGAGATACGGATGCTGCCCATACTAGCGGACTACCTTAGACTTAACAAACTGCACAATCTGAAATTGATTACCAGAGTTATAGCTTTCAAACTCACGCTTGATTTCTCTGGCAGCTTCGCGTGTAGTGGTTGCTTCAAGAGTCAGACCAGTTGCTTTTTCTACCACGGCATATGTAAAGTTAGACATTTTATTTCTCCTAGATTAGTTAAGTTTTGCTTCATCAAATTCTTCAAACGTTACTACAGCTTTAGCAATCTGAATCTTACCATTTTTAATGTAAGCTTTCCATTGATCACCCTGTTCTTCACCATCGCCTTCAACTTTGATTACAAGGTTAGGAAAGTTTTTAGAAACCTCTTTGCAGTGTTCCTGCCAATCATACCACTTTACAGTATCAGTTTGTCCAGAGTAGAAGTGGTATTGAGATTTCTCCTCAATTGCTTGCTGAACAGTTTGTGGGTTATCAGAAATATCATATCGTGTGTAATAGCCCATCTCTTCTCTCCTTTACAATTTAATTTGTACTACCATTCTTGCATGATTTATTGGGTTTGTACAGCGGTATTTTCAGGTATTTTGGATTTTGTTTCATTAGTGGGTTTCCATCCACGATTTACCCGTCTTTGCTTCACCCGCCAATGGTACTTTAAGTTTAAGATATTGTCCAGCCTTTTCAATTGCTTTTTCAATCATCTGTCCAATCTCCTCGGCAATAGCCTCATCACACTCAAATTCTGCTTCGTCGTGCCAATATCCAATACGTCGAACAATGTGGCCCTTATAGATGTAATAAGGTTTACGATCTTTCCAGCGCAAACCTCCAAGCCAAGCGTCCATGAAGCATAGCGCATAATCCATGGAAATACCACCACAACTTTGAAAAATTGTGTTGAGTAGTGCTGATTTCTTACGAGTGCAAAGCATACGGCCATCAATTGCAGGAAGATACTTTTCACGGCCTGTACTTGTCCAATACTTCTCTAAGTTTTCTTTCAGTGCCTTAGTTGCAGGATTAGCTTCCCAGAAGGCTTCCAGCTTGTCATTCCCCATCTTCACGGGTAATCCTAGTGTGGATGCGAGCTTAGGGCCAGCACAGCCATACATACAGGCATAGTAGCCGTTTTTACTGGTATCTCGATATGGCTTAAAGATTGGATCATCCTTACTAAAATCTTTTGCATCAATATCGAATTTCTGCACATCAGGAATGTGGTCATAGAAAGCAAACCTTGCATTCTTAGAGTGGACATCGCCCTTCAACAATTCTTCAGCAGTTGCCCCATTATCATATTTGAAGCAGTAATGTCCTTGAACTCGTCCCTCTAACGCAGCAGCATCCCCGGCAGCAATCAGCATACCATCTTCTGAAATCCAAAGAGCGCGGAATTCTTTACCAAGCAACACCTTCTCCGATGCTTTTGGTACGTTTACAACAGTACGATGCTTTTGGCGATGTGTTGAGGCAATCCCTGTACGCCCTGCACCAATACGGCCATCCATCTGCAAGCGATCATTGGTCAGCCAACCTTCCAGCACAGATTGTCGGTTACGCAAGCTAAGCCACTTCACAACGAGTTTAACAATGTCACCTTCCAACTTCATTAGGTTAGGGCAAATCTTACCTGCCTCCTGAATCTTTGGACTTGTCTGGATAAGTTGACGTGTCTTAGGATCACGCATCGGTTTGCCATCAGGGCCACGCTGGAAATTCCACAGCGTCGGTTTCCAGTTATTGTCTAGGAACCAATCTTTCATCTGATCTTGGTTAGCCATTTCCATGGGCAACTTAATATTCAGCATAGCTCCTGCAACTACTGGATATTTTTCACCATAGAACTCCCACAGTCCCGTATTAGTATCAAGAACACCATTGTGCTTTTCTACAAACTTTTCCCAAGACGAGGAGAAGTCTCCTGATTTCTTCCATGGCTTAGCTGGCATACTGTAATACTTTTCTTCGGACTTCTTCAATGCACGAGGAGGAAGTTTAGGCTCAACCTCGGCACGAATCTCTTCCATCATCAAACCAATGCGTTCCTTAAGCTTGATACCACCTTCAACATCAAACTTAAATCCTGTAAGTTCCTGACAAGACATTAGATAGAAAGACTTCTGCCCACATTTAAATGCATCTGTGATAGTAAAATCTTTACCATAGACATCTTTCCATTCCCGCTGAAGATATTGGTAAAGCAATACGTTGACATCAGTATCTCGTTCACAATACACATCCATCTCGGGGTGCCACTGCATAAACTCTTGACCCTTCGGACTATCCTTTTGAATCAAGCCAAGCTCAATTGCTTTTTCTCGCCAATCAATTTTAGGAAGTCCAAGAGTCTCACCAAAAGCTTCAACGCTGTGCCCAACCCGATCAGGGTTGAGGAACATGCTTAAATATAGTGAATCTACAAACTGAACAGGCTTACCATCAATCGTATCTTTCCCAACAGAGAAATTGATATCTACAATATTCTGCAACACGAACATATCGTAGCCGAGAATAAAGTGGCCTATCACTACAGGATTGGGCTTTTTAAAGATGAATGAGATTAGCTGACTCTTGGCAGATTCATCTTTAAAAGGATTTACTTTGATCTTTTCCCCACTTTGAATATTGGTGGCACAGACTGTCCACACTTTTGTGGACTCAAAAATAAATCCATTTGCCTCGATGTCAAGAATAATCTCATTTTCGCCCAGCATTTGTTACTCCTAATTCAATGTAATAGCCTATGCCAAAGTGTAGACCAATTTCTTATACTCGTCAACATCAATCTCACTGAAACATTCATATCTTCCTCCAAATTCTAGGAGTGGTAAATATTTCTGGTCCTTGTACTCATAGTGCAGCAACCTTTCCAAATTCCATATATGTTCTCCTCCTGATATGAACAGATATTTAACTTCGTAATCATATGGCATTGTAGACGGTCCTGCAAACCTAGTTTTCAGCGGCTTTGTTGTTATACCAATCTTGAAAAATACTTCTTCATCTGAACTACACTCAATCAAGTATAAACTTGCGTAGTCTTTTGAATCAGCACTTTTCATAAATCCTGACCTCAACCTAGCACTAAACTCTTTTGCACATTCTGGACATCCTTGTTTATTGTGGTAGTGGTTTGCATATGTTTGTAAAAACATTCCATGTTCCTTACATACAATTTTAAGGGGTGAATGGGCATCTCCTATGTAAACAACATCAGTGTAGTCATACCTGTCTTCGTGAACATCAGTAAATCTTTCTAGGACAGTTTCTATACTGAGCACCCTAGATAGTTTACTCCTCTCAAGTCCACAAGTTAAGCAGCCCTTGCCAACCAAGTGATTATAGGCAGCTTGTTGAAAAATTCCATGTATACTACAAATGATACTAATTTGCCCGTTGGAAGTAGTATATTCAACAAGTGAGTAATCGTAAATATCCCCATGAATTTCTCTGGCTTTTTCTAGGAAGGCTTCTCTACTGCCACGGTTCTTATCCCCAATAGTCATATAAGAGCAAAGAGGACATCCTTTTCCTCTCTTAAAATTTGCAGCTCTGATATTAAAATCACCGTGAATGGAACAACCTACAATGATATTCCTGTCGGCTTTTGTGTAGATCACCTTATCAAGGTTGTATTTATCACCATGCAATTTCCTTACTAGAAATTTGAAGTAACCTGTTGGATCAACAGGTTACTTCCGGCGTGAGTCTAGTTGGAGGCCACGTTGTCCTATATGGCTTAAATATAAATCCATCTTTTGAGCAGATAAGGCAGATAAGATAGTTACCCTCTCTTCCGATAAATTCAATATCAGTGCCTTCTACATCTTTTGCCCAATCTCTTGCTTTTACCATAATTCCTCTAGAATTCATTAATCTCAGGATGCTCTTGCAAATAAGTATCTAAGTCATAAAGCTTGCCCGTATCTTTGTCAAAATAAACAATGCCTGCTGGGCCTGTTTCCGAGTGATGCCGATTTTTATGAACTGTTACCCGAGTACAGTTCCTCTCGAAATCTGAATCGGAAAGTTTGTCCCTCTCTAGACTAAATGTTTGTGCAGCAGACTTCATGATTGTAGAAGTGCCAATAATATCACTTTCAGTTAGCTGTGAATTGTTATCTGTTTTTCTGGTATGACACACCAGCAAGACACTAACTTGCGGGTATTCTTTGATCAACTTCTTAAACCACGCAACCAACTCCTCTTGTGCTTCCAGACTCAAACCTGCCATCAAGTCAGAGTAAACGTCTGCTACCAGAATCGTTACGCCAAGTTGAATTATCATTTCAAGAATTTTTTCTTTCACAACATCAATGGATGCACCGCGTTCATCACAAACCCAGAATGTAGGTGAACCATCTTCTTTCATTAAAAACTTTTCAGCTTTCTCACGGATATCATCACGAGATAGATACTCACGACGTGCAGCACCGTCCATATTAATCAGGCGAACGCCCAAGAAGTTAGAAAGAATATTGGTTGCCCACTTATCCTTTGTTGCTTCAAGGGAAAGGACACCCACAACTTCGGTTGGCTCATTCAGTACCCAATGCACAACACACGAATCAATGAACAAACTCTTGCCAACACTCGTTTTCGCAAAGCAGCAAGTCAACTCGTTTTTCACCAAACCCCCACCAAACATCTGCTGAGCTTTAGCCATGAATGGTGGGAGTGTAAGCTTACTCAAATCAGAGTAATCAATCGCTGCACTCAACAAACCACTAGAGGCATGGACGCCTGCTGGACTGTACGGCTTTGCCTGCCAGAAATCATTAATGAAGTCTTGTTCACGGCCTTCAAGAATGTACTGATTACAATCCTTCAGCCGCATATTCATAATGTATACACGGCCACGGGGCAGAACTTTAGCAATCTTTTCAGCAGCCTCTTTACCAGCCTTGTCGCTGTCTGTTGCAATTACGATCTTTTTTGCCTGAGAGAAAAACGCATATTGTTTCTGAACTTGTTTGTGTGCCCCACTCTCGCCAATTGTTGGACTAACACAAGCCACTGGATCATATTGCTTATTCTTCTGTGCATCAGCAAGCATGCTAAATGCTGCCAAGGCGTCATGTTCTCCCCCTGCAATAAGAACAGTCCCGGTCATTGTCTTGAATTTAAACTGCCCGAACAGCTCGCAATCTTTTCCGGTTTCGCCTACAGGACTCGTAAAGTCTTTCGGATGTTTACGGACCTTGTACCCACTAATCTCATAATTCTGAGTAGTTGGATAATAGGTTGCTACCACACTGCCATCTTCCTCACTATAGCCATAACGAACACCAAAAGGCCGGGAAATATCACTACGAATCCCCCGATAACTTTTACTATCAGTCCCTGTTACTTTCTTAATTTTCTCATTGACATCTAGATCAAAATAACTTCCCACTACAAACTCCTCTTCTTCATCTTTAATTTCGCCGTGTTCGGCAAGCCACTCATCACTTGGAATCGTAAATTCACACGCCCAACAGAAGGCTCCCTTACCCTCTCCATAGACGTGCAAATTATTCTTAGACCGGTCTTCCCCTTTTCGAATACACCTTGGACATCCTGTCTTGTATTCATGGGATGTATCAATACCGTATTTGTTACTCACGCTCTTCTCCCCTCCAACACCCTGCAAAGAATATTAATCAAATTGCTTCAAGAATAGCAAGGATTATCCTTACCGCTCCTGTGGTGGATAGCTGACACGATAATAATCTCCATCACGTTGATCAGATATATATTCTACACAGAAACCACGTGAATTCATCTCATTAACAAAACCTTCTCTGACCCATCCACGAGAGCCAATATCGGATACCATAACAACTGCTGCATTGCCGTACTGAATAAACTTTTTGTAAAGTATATCCTCAATCCATTCATCAAGACCATTACAGACGTTTCTCGATTTAAGTTTATTGTGCATATCTTTTGCTGTGAACATCTTTACATTCTCCTTCAAAGCATCTTTTCAACAAACCTTGTAAGGTCTACATTTCCTGCGTACAAAAGGCCGTTTGATGCGTAGTTTTGTAGCTCTTGAGCCGAGTAAACGTCAAACCCTAGTGCTATGTCAATCATCAATATAAAACCCCTCAGCCTGCCCTTGTTCGCCCATAAGAACATCACGAACCAATTCTTTCATTCGATCCATATGTTCTCCGTAAGATGGAAGCCCATATTCAACTGGACAGATATCCCGACCAAAATTATCAAGTGCGTAAATAATATCCTCACATTGTCTCTCAAAAGCAAGCGAAGCTTCTAGTTGATTCTGCATCATGCTCTCCATGTATTCCATTACTTACTCCTCAGAATTTCAGCAACTTTATTGTGCCACTCATCGGTAGCACCGTTAACCATGGCTCTTGCTTGTGCTAGAAGCAACTCCAACTCCTCAATCCGAGCTTCAGCCTTCAAAGACAATTCAGCAGCCGCGTGCCGTGCATCACGATGTCCAATCTTGTAGGCAAAGCTTTTACCATCCACCAGCGCCTCTGTTGGAACCATAGCTGGAATATTCATAATCTCATTGTGCAAATTCATCACTTCTCTCCCACAGCCGCTACTCTTCGAGTAGCTTTCGCTGCATAGCGTTACATTAATAATTCATTCAAATTTATTTGTTTACATTCTAAGCATTCACACCATCTTGTCACATTGTTTGTGAGGGGGTCAAGAGAAATCTTTGCTAACACGAAGTGGAAAATGAATCTCTTCTGCCTTTACGACACGTTCTTCCCCATCTTCGAATTTTACTTTGGCGTGGTAGCAGATCCAGCGTTTGTCGTCCTCATCATCGAACCAACGGTGCTGAATGATCTTAACAGGCTTACCATCCACAAAACCTTCATCCTCAAGAAAGTAATCAGTTAGGTCGAAATGATAGAAATCATCAATGTCCTCTTCAACATTAACAATGTCATATGCTGGCTTTTCTTCTTCACCGTAAAGCTCAAAAATAAATGAACGAATTTTCTCAGCAGCTTCATTACTGACAAACTCAATATACTCATCATTTTTACGGGCACTCTGATAGCTGGTAGCAACAGGCTCGCCATCAAAGAAATACACCCGACGACCTACCCAAGTGTCTGTGCACAGCCAACGAACAAGCCAGTAACCTTTGACACGCTCATTCCATTTATCACTCCAGCCAATATAGATGTCAGCATTCACTGCCCGTGCAAAGTCGTCAAGGACGGCATCGGTAGAGTTATTCTTGTCTTTGTTCACCAGTCGAATGGCGTCTTTAAGTTTCATGATCAGGCTCCTTCAGATTTGTTTTCAATTGGCCTCAGTTTACACGCACCATCGGCACTGTCAAGCACCGATTTAAAAATATTCTCTAAACTCTCATTTCAGGGAAACCCTCCTTGGGCAAATTTGTTTGGTAGATAAATCTACACTCTGTCAGAAGATTTTTCGAAAGGGTGCTTGACAGGGGTTGGTGATGGAGGTAAGATTGGCCTACATTAATTGAGGAGGACGTATCATGAAATTAAGCGCTTGGGTTATGGAAGATCATTGTTCTATACGGTATGTGTTAGGAACTGATCGTGGGGAAATTGAAAATCGTGTAGCTTTTATTGAGAAGACTCCTCGTGTTCGTGTTGCTCGGTATGATGGTGATTGGTTCAAGGATTACAAGAATTGGAAAGAAGGGCCTAAAGGTTGTGCTCCAGAATACGGGCAGTATCAGCCTAGTAGAGATTGGTGTGATGAGCGGCTGATTAGAATGGGCTATACTTTGACAGAGGAAGAGTAAAATGAAAGGTCCAACGATTGAGGAAGTGAAAGCTTTGCAGCAGGAAACTGGTGAGGGAATGATGGCTTGTAAGAAGATTCTTGTGGATAGGGTTAAGGCTGAGGAGAAGAAAGAGATTATCAGTCTGCTTTACAAGCTTGATGTCAATGAAGACTTGCTTAAAGTTCTTGGATACTTAGTGAGGAATGTATAATGAACAACCTTAAAGCTTGGTACGTTACACATATACACTCAGGAAAGAAATACTCTTCAGTTGTCCTCAGCAAATCACGCTATCTTGCATCTACATACGTTGAAGGCCAAGTGTTAAATGTAGAGGAATCTTGGGGCAAACCTATCCGAGAAGGTGGTATCATCAGTAGTAGTGGTTGGGCTATGTATTTCTTTGACAACCACACAAAGAAAGATTATGAAGTGAGTGAAGAGTGGCGACAGTATTTGATTCGTAGACATTTTGATGATGGGATTGAGGATTAATCATGAACGAATTACAGAAACACATACTAGCTTACATGAAAGAAGTGGTCGATCAAGAAGATGTCTATTTCTATGAAGCTTGGAAACATGTTGAGCAGTTCGTACTAGAAGCTCTTGAAGATGAGACAGTGAAATCTCCTGAAACTACCCAATAACCAGTGAATTCAACCTTGTGTTTGTAAGGGTAGGTGTGAGATTATGGTTCTATGAATCTTGGTGCTAAGTGCGAAAGAATTGGTCATGGGATCGGGCTACAGGCCACGTATTCCTTGACTTTCTTGTTAAATCTTGCCCCATATGAACAGAAGAGGGACTAGGAGTGGAATAGTGATAGAAGAAGTAGAAGAGTATAGCCTTAAGAGTAGGTTGTTAACATACAACATTAATCTATCTACATCTGTAGTTAATAAGCTTAGACCTATCACTAAGATAGAGGATAAGGAACTTAGTGGTGTAGTGATTATGAATCTTATTGCTTGTGTTAAGAGACAAGAGAAGCTTCTGTACTCAAGACATAAAGGTAATCATAGTACCAACAAGACCAAGTACAACAGACGTGGTATCCAAACACAAAGACTGTTGAAATGCATTGACACCTTAGAAGCCTTGGGTTACATTGAGAACTTCGTGGGTAAAGGTCACGTAGATAAGGAAAAGAGGATCATGTCTTATATCACGCCATCAGAATTATTCATTGCTGAATTCTGTTCTAAAGATGAAGAGGTTCAGAGTGCTATTGCTGCTTATAATGCTAGCCTTCAAACCATCATTCTTCGTAACGAATATGGTAAAGCAATTGACTATCAAGATAACAAGAATATCAAAAATGCACGTAAGATTGTAGAAAAGCTTAATAAGATTAATGAGTTGCATGACATCCGGGATGGTGAAGGTAATGTCATGACCAACATCTATTCTCGTATCTTTAATAAAGACTTTGAACATGGTGGCCGGTATTTCCATTCTGATGCACTAAAGATTAAACACAAGAAGACTAAGGCACGACTAGACATTACAATCAATGGTGAGCAAGTAGTGGAGATTGACTTCTCCAACTTACACTACAGGATTGCAAGTCTTATGGAGCAGATTAGTATGGAGAATCTTCCACTGGATGTTTACATGGATATTCTGCCAGAACGTTTGCAGAATGATGACCATCGTGAACTGATTAAATTATCTATCAATATTCTGTTTAACTCCAAGACCGAAGATAGTGCTGATCGTGCAATCAATAAAGAAATCACTAAGTTTAAAGCTCAAGATTGGAACATAGATAAGAGCTTGAACACAGGTAAGAAGGTAAGGGAGCACATTTACAGTATGACGCCTGACTTCATTCCTTGCTATTGCCGAGATGATTCGTTTGGGCTAGCACTACAGAATGCAGATTCCTATCTTGCACAACGAGTTATTGAGAAATTTGTTGATGAAATGAAGCCAATCCTACCGATCCATGATAGTTTTGTGGTCAAGATGTCTGACGTAGGTTTTCTGGAGAATGCAATGGGCGACTCTTTCCGAGAAGAATTTGGAATTACCTCATTAATTCCCTTGAAAATGTCTTGGAAGGATGATAATGTGCTTCAAGAAAGTAAAATCTTAGCTTAAGGAGAAATATCATGCAAATCGGCACTAAAGTACGAATCATCTCCTCACCCTACACAATGTTTGAAGTAGGCAAAGAATACACAATCAGCTATATCGATGATCGTCCGTATGGGATCTTCCTTGTAGATCCTTTTTATGAGAACACGGAGGAGGCTAAGTCTGCACAATGGCCTTTCCATCGGAATGAAGTGGAGGTTGTAGAATGATTACACTATTAGATGAAGCTATCAAGCAAGCTGAATTAAACTTGCAACAAAATAGTTCTAACAAGGATTTGATTTACAGGCTCAACCTTCTAAAGCAGTGTAAAGAACAGGGTGCAGTCTTGCATACGGACGGCTATATCCGATATCCAAACAAACCTACTCTCTTGGGATATGACTAATGGTAGCCGTATTCACCAAAGAAACCCTAGCCAACTCCATCTTCAAATGGGAAGAGTTGGCGGGAAAAGAGCTAGTGATTCGTGTCGGAACGTATCCTGATGAGCTAGGTAAGGGGATGCACCTAACGGTGCTTGGGATGGACAAAACTACCGGTAAATGTTATGTTTTGGTTAATGAATTGCGGAGGTATGGAGAATGAGTAAATACTATAGCGAAGACCCAGAATATTCACAAATGTCTTTTTCTGAGAAAACTATTCGTGATAAATTAGAAGCTATCCTAGAATCATTCAGTCGCAATATGAACTATAGCTACAGTTGTTCTGATGAATATGGTGTACCTGAAGATCGATTTGATGATGTAGCAGAGAAAATCATGGATGTGTTCAATATGTGGGATGAAGATAAATGACCCAACGTAAACAAACAATCCTCGACACAATCAGTCTCCGAACAAAATGCTAAACACTTGTTGGAGAAAGAGCTAGAATATGATTATAGTGTGACAGACGATATTGAGAAGATTATTGAAGCGCTTGAATTTGATTTGGGAGAAGAAGGGTGAAGATTAGTAGAACACCGAAAGGAAATGTCTCAATTATTCTTGAGACAGATCAGGAGCTTTATTATCTGTATTCAGTAAGTAACACATCGACTTATGATGCTCGACTGAATGCACAGCAACTTGCGGTGAATATAGACGAAGGGGCTCAGTCAGTGCATGGTGTTGCAGTTGATTTGTTTTATGGTCTTAGGAAAATTGTGGAGGATAGCAATGAGCGTATTTAATTTTGATGGCTACTCACAGTTCTGTGATTGGTGCGAAGCTAACGATTACGATGCAGATGAACAATATGACCTTCAGCAAGAACCGCATAAACGAAACATGTACGAAACTTTCTACATCAAATCTTTAGAAGGTGAGAAGTATATGATGGTTTGGGTTGAAACAAGTTGTGATCATGGCTGGCTTGAAGGTGAAATTGAATTGTTACCTTTGACACGTAAAGTCACTCAAGTGATGACAGAAAAAGTGGAGTATGTCTAGTGTCTGTCTTCAGTAAGTGTGTTGGCACAAACTGCCCACGAAAGGAGCTTTGCTATCGGTATTTGGTAGAGGCAGCTCCTAAATTTCAGCCTTGGTTGTGCATGGAAGTGAGTGTCAAACAAGTTGATAGTTGTAAATTCTTTATAGATAACGAGGAGAAGACTGATGGAATTCCAAGTGCTACACATTCGTAACGGTGCCTACCTTTGCTCGGGAACCTTCTCTCAGTGCATTGAATACCTTGAAAAGAATGGTTACTGGATTGTTAAGAAAGAAGGTCAGCAGATGGAATATTGGTATGTTGAATAAATTCTCTTGACAACACCATCCCAACCAATCATAATCAACACACAAGACATGGCGTTAAAAGCGCTGAAATGAAATAGATAAGTTATGTAGGATAAATAGGAGAGAATGTTATGAATAATTACAGAGTTTTGATGTGTGATGATGTCAATGGTGAAGTTTTCTCGTTTGCTATTAATGTCCATTGTGCTGGATTGTTCGGTGCTGAGGATCTTGCAAAAGATGAATTTCCTTCAGCAGACATCATTAAGATTGATAGAATCTTGCCAATCTATGAGGAACTCCCATGAAAACTCCTAAGCGAATTGCAGTAAGCAAACGTCCATCTGCTGAACAGATTCAGAACCACGAACGCTGGGCTTTCTTCCTATCTCAATGCGCTATCGAGTGGGATAGCTTGACAGATCATAGTAAAGACTTCTTTATGGTGATGGGTAACGTTGAATCTAGTGAAGAAGATATTAATAATACTGTCGATTTGGCAAGGAGTGTTAAATGAACTGGGAGCAGATTGATGCCTATCACCAACGTGCAGAAGTATTTGGAGGTTGGTTAGTGAAAGCTTTTGAGAATGTTGAGCACATGATATCAGATCAAGGTTTAAAATCTGGTTGGGATTGGCGAGTGGCTATGACTTTCGTTCCAGATGTTAATCATGAATGGGTGTTAATCAAATGAACATTGACCTTGGCTATCTCAACAAAGTAGTACTGGAAGAAATTGAACCTTTCACTCCAGAAGGTGAAGGTTTTGCTGTTGTCTATGACGGCTACACAGAATCTGGTATTCGTGTTCATGGTGTACTGGATCAACGTGAGTATGCTACTTACCCAACTATTTGGCGTAATGCCATTATGATTAAGGTGAATTGAGATGATCACTTACGCAGTGTATATCAACAATTCCTTCAAAGGTCACATCCAAGCTTCTGGCAGGCGTGATGGTGTTGGTAAAGTTTGTGATAAATTTCATGTATGTATTAGTGATCGAATTCATTTGTCTAAGTGGGAGATGTGTGAATGAGTAAGTTAGGGGAGTTACGCAGCAATTTAAAGGTTGCAGAGGATTACTATAGGACAGCTCAGGGTAGCCTAGATTCCTCCCCGCTGGAGGTTATTTTGGCTAAAGAACAGCTTAAACAGGCACGGTTCCGGTATGATGCAGAGTGCCGTAAGTATGTTGAAGTGAATGTGTTTGGGAATTTTATTGAAGAGGAGATTGAAGCGTGAATAGTTTTGTAGTTATAGGCACAGGATCTGGGCTGGTGGTGGGATTCCTCCTAGGTGTTTTTACTCTAGGTCAAAGTTGGGACACCCCTAAGCTGAAAAGAGTTAAAGATTGAGTGTCAGAAAGATTTGCCACGTAGCCGGGTTTGTGAGTTCATTGCAGTACCTAAGAAGGTGATAGAATGAACAATAAATTCGCAAGTAGGAAATTTATCCTGATTTCAATTATCCAAGCTCTCCTATTCATCAGTCTATGGTGCGGAACCCTGACACAGGAAGCTTTCCAGTCATTGACAATGGTTATCATTAGTGGATACTTGATTGTAAACTCAGCACAAACAGTTATGCTTAAGGATAAATCATGAACCATCTCTTTAGCATAGGCGAAAAAGTTATACTGCAAAGTCTTACCCTTCCTGAGCACAATGGTTGCTATATCATCGAAGCCATCATTGAAGCTAATGAAGATTTTGTGTGCAGACTTACAGGGCAAACAATCTACACAAACGAAGGACACGCCTACATCCTAGACACCCCTCTTGTGGATTTTATAGAATGTGATGGTGTGGAAGCTTTGTGGTTGGAAGAATCTTTGAAGAAATTTCAAGAGCCGGGAGAGATGGATTATAAAGAATTGATGCAGACATTGAAGAATAGTGTTTTGGAGTGGAATTAAACAAATGAACAAACAATTTGAGCACCACTTAGAACAATTCTTAGTCAACATCCTCGGAGGTGACAAAATGAGTCACATTCAACTTGCTCTCTTACACACAGCAGGAAGTATTTATGAAATTGCTTCTGGGCAAAGCTTTACACAACGTGTATTGATTCCGAAAGCTATTAAACTCTACAAAGAGAAAAGCTATCTGTATAGGGGAATCAATAGATACGTTCAATGGAGGGAGCATTCATTTCTTGGGAAATAGGCTCAGAATTTATTTTCATAAGGGTATTGCAAAGGTTTTGGATCCATGTAAATCTAGCCTTACAAGAACGAGTCGCCAGCGTTACACCACAACGTAACACCAACACACATAGGGGCTTAAAAATGAAATTTCTTACCATTAAAGACTGTCTGGACAGTTTCATGGATGGGTACTCCTTTTCCGAAGCTGTGCTTGATGCAACAAACGCTTACAGGGAAGGTAAAGAAGAGCTTGAGGCTTTCTTGGATGAACACCTTTGGTCGGCTGATGATACAGCGTTCGGTAGTGACGAAGACAAGCGATATTACGTAACCCTCGGAAAAATAGAGGAAATTTTAGTCGAGAACAACCTCATATACAATGACTGAAAAATAATTTCAAAATTTGCTTGACGGCACGTAAGCCATCTCTTACAATTCAGTCACACAAGGAGTTTCAAAGACGGCATTTGAGAAGTAAGCCATCTGACAGACCAAGGAGTCACGGCACTGAGAAATGGTTCTTTGTGCTGATTACCTAATCTTTAAGGTGAATGAAATGAGCAATCAAAATCCAAAAGTCAAAGGTGAGTTCTCCCCAGTATCGGGTAACCACACTAGAAGGGTTTATGATGTATCTGGAAATTTCAAGGGTTTGATCATCAAACAAGTGGACGGTTATTTGGTACAGCGCTTGGATGGGAAGCGGAGAATTAAGAGGACTTTGAAAGAAGCCTTTGCCTCAATTTCTCGGATGAACTGACCATGAACAAGACAATAGGATACCTCATTAGTTGTCAGGGTCGTGAATTGTTCATGAGGGACAAGGCTGACTGTTCATGGGCCTATCTTGATGATGAATATATCGTAACTGAGTTGGTTGCTAAGGTCGGTGAAGAATCGTCAGAGACGCAGCCTTCAACAGATGAGACACAAGAAAGGCTTCAGCTTCTGGAACAAATATATGAACTGGAAGAGCAGCAGATAGCCTCAATGAAAGCAAAGCTTGAGGAAACTGTTGAGCTAGTGGAAAGTATCCACTTGTTCTCCATGAACCAAACTACCAATATCATGGAGGCTCGTGGACTTTTGAGACTCATTGCTGAGAGTTGTCAGAAGTGGCTTAAGCCAAAAGAGTGACCACCACAGGGAGCCTAATCAGCTCCCTTTTCTTTGAAAATAAATTGAAATAGTGGTTGACTCCGCATACCAGTGTGCTAATCTATAGTTACTGAAGCAAAACAACCCAAAAGGAATACGGACATGACCACTCAAACCAACGTAGCCTACGAAGTAGTAGACATCCAGACCAAAGCTGTGATCAAGCAATACCCAGCAGGTAAAGGTCAAGCTGCACGTAATCTTGCGAACAAGAAAGACTTGGCGTATGGCGCTATACGATTCATCGTACGTCTGGTCTGAGCAATGAAGAAATTCATAGGCCAACTCATCCCCGGTGACAAAGTATTCGTTCGTGTAGGTGGCAGCAAATTCAAATCAGCTTGCGAAGTTAAAGGGATAGTCTTTAACAAAGTAGGTGAGGACAATGAAACAGCCACTATACTTTTTGATGATGGTACGAGCCAGTGGCTACAGAATTGGTATAGAACTGAATTGATTGAGGTGATAGGATGAAGCTTGAATTAGAGATGACCGCTGAAGAGTTTGAATGTATTGTTGGTTACCCTCCAGTAGACGACGACCTTGAACGCTGCAACTGCCAGAAAGCTGGTGAGATTGGACACCAGGATTGTGGTTGGAATCAACAACGTAATCGTCCAATGTTTATGGGTCGTGGAGTAAACATATCATGAGTGGTGGAGCCCATTTCGTACACTTCATCTTAACCCTGTTGTCAGGTTTTATTTGGCTCCCCATCTGGATAATTTGTGCCATCTGTTGTGGATCAGGTCGTAAGAAACGTGAGATGGATATGAAACGTGAAGAGCTTGAGCTGCTTCGCAAGATTGCCAATAAATAAGGAGATTCAAAATGGTTAATGTACAAGACGTGTTTGATAAAGTTATCAGTGGTAAATACTACTCAGAACACAACGGTGCACAGTTGATGTGTCATGCATTAAAGAACGCGGCACGGGGTGGTACTATAACTGCTGAAGAATTTATTCTTGCAACAAAAGAGATTCGATCCTACCTAGGTGGTTTTGGTTCTCTCGGCGGTCTGCTAGATTTCAAAGGCGGTCCATGGCATTTTGCTGCACGTCTCTATATCTACCAAGATTGGGCAAACAAGCCAATATTCAATGTAAAATAATTGTTGACAGCTATACCCCAAACCCTCATAATCTCTACATCGACAAGGTGTTTAGGTTTGAGGGTTTTATCATGTCAAGGTACTTCGCAATTCAGTCATGGGTCTCATCACACGACAACGAGCCTGACTACTCGGGTCAGCAAACGGGCTCACGCCACGCTAGGTCTGTAGAAATCCCGATGTACACTCAACATGGTAAAGCCAACGTAGATTGGTTTTCTGATGAACAGATTGCTTTGCGTAGTGCTGCCAACAAGTCTAATTCAAGCATCAAGGATAAAATCCTCCCACAAGGCAAGAGATTGCAAACATTACGCTCTCAAATGGTCGAGCTTGAACAATCGTATAAAGCTGGCGAAATGGATATCTCTGAGTACTCAATTTTGAGAGATTGTGTGGTAGCTAAGCTTCAACGTGCAGAGGTATTGTACAAGAAAGCAATAGCTGCAAAGCCTATCAAAACAGAGGACGAATATGAGGAAGATGAGGTAGTTTTACCCTACAATTCCTGTGATGTAGACTACACCCACACAGAGGTAGCCACTAGCTGTGGAGTGAGCTGGATAGATGATTTATCCCGCACAAATAGTTTTCGCCCTATTTGTGTAGTTATATGCAAAACTGTTGTGCTGTTATTAAAACTTAAAAATTATTTGAACAGGGTTATTAAAGAGAATGAGTAAAGCGCGAGACAAATGGCTAGGAAATACTTACTCCACTTTGAATGGAGCGGAGTATGAAGTAATTGATTATATTGATAGTAATAACGTCACTATTAGGTTTCTTGATACTGGCACCACTCTAAAAGTAAGCACAGGAAGAATCAGAAGTGGTATCATTAAAGATCGTGCAGTGAAAACTATTTTCGGGGTTGCGTGCATGGGTGTTGGGATCTATAATCCGGTGGACCATCTGTACCCATACCATGTTTGGCACGCAATGCTTGAACGTTGCTATCATAGAAAGTCCCCTACTCCGACTTATGAAGGTTGCACAGCAAGCGAAGAGTGGTTGAATTTTCAGAATTTTGCACCCTTCTACTTTGATGACCTATATAGACAAGATGGCTGGCACCTTGATAAAGATTTACTTTTCTCTGGCAATAAAGTTTATTCTGCTGAAACTTGTGTGTTTCTTCCATTAGAGATTAATGTTCTACTCGCTGTTAAAAAGAAATCCAACGAATATAATCTGCCACAGGGTGTGATGATAGGTGAGACTGATTGGTACGAAAGTCGAATTATGCTGGCAGGGAAGGTGCATTATTTAGGGACATTCTATACGGTTGCTGATGCTTACGCAGCTTACCGAGTAAAGAAAGAGAGCTATGTCAGAGCACAGGCTGATAAGTGGGACGGTTTAATTGACCCAAGGGCAGTCGAAGCTTTAAGGGTTTGGAGCTTGCCCTGATTACATTGGGAACCTCAAATAAAACTTAAATCTTTCTTGAAAATGTCTTGCAAGGTTGTGAAAACAGCAGTACACTACAAACACAAGATAAGTAGTTACATTGATGAACTCAAGGCGGTGTGAGATGAAATGGAAAATTGATTTTGTTTGGTCTAAAGTTGAGTCTGTGATTCCTAATGCCCGCTCCTTTGGCTACGCTATTCCTGAAGCACTTAAAGCCGCTGCTGTTGAGTTGTTCCTTTTAGACGAAGGACATCATAACGGAAGTTACAGAGCGTATGTAATCGGTGCTTGTATTACAGAACTAAAAACTGTAGGCTACCTTACTGAAGGTACAGTTGAAGAGGATTGGATGTAATGAGCACACAACAATCAGCATTCCAACAAGCCTACACATTCCTTTCCCAAGGCATAGCTGCTAAATTATTCCGTGACAATGGGCATTGGACATGTGTTCCGATGTATAACACAAAACAGACGATTGAATTGGAGATGTTGAAATGATTACTCGTAAAGTTTACATGAAATATGAGCGGTATGGTAAGACTTGGACCATGGAAGACTACAAGCTGTTTGGATTTATTCTGGTATATCGTAATAAGGTAGAAACGAAATGAACTGGACAGATAAGTACCATGATGCTGTAATTACAAACATCCGATATGGTAAACGTGACCATCAAAACAGCATCTATGCTGAGATTCGTGAACCTGATGGTAGTCTGCTTGTAGCAGCAACTCTGGACTATTGTATGGAACGTATGAAAGTGGTAGCTAAAGCAATTAAACTGGACAATATCAAATGAGCACCTACACACAAGAATCATTCCAGAAATATGAACGCAAGCGTTCTTCAGCTAAGCAAAAGTGTGCAGACCACTATGACACAGGCGGTAAAAACAAGAAGCGAGGCTATAGCACTGAGAGAAGTCTTAAAAGGAATTGGGAGAAAGAATGATGGAAATTGTAGAGGACAACGATCAGTGGATTGTCTTAGGTTGGAGTATGACACCTTCAGGCTGGCTGTATGCTGGTCTTGAGTGGTTTAATACCCATCAAGAGGCTCTCATTTATCTCGAAAAGAATTTGATTTAATTTGTTGACACGTCTTCAGTGGGTGTGTAGAATCTAACCTATCAAGACAGCAAACCACTCAGGAAGCCAGAAAATGAACATTCAAGCCAACCTCGAAACCTCCTTCAACAAAGCCCGTGAAGCTGGTGATATCAAGAAAGCTAACAGCATCAACTGGACCTACTTCTGCACCTTCGGCAAGTATCTCCCAGAATGAAGAATGTTACTGTTCTTGAACATAGAGATAGAATCCACTATCTCTATTCAGATGATGGGATTAATGACTACAGTGTTAGCACTGATCCTGTGTCTAAAACCTACACAATCGAATACAATCATCACCCAGTACTAGGAATGCTGAAACCTCATTCAGGCATCCTCAAGTACTACAAACTTGAAGACTACACTAACGTTACAGTCAAGAAGTTTTATGAAAAGAGGTAAAATAATCATGGTGGTATCCTTATGAACTTTAAAGAAGGCAATCTATACAAGATATCTCACGACTACTACAACGATATAAAGCTTGAGTGCTCATATGTAGAGGATAACACAATCTGGTTTGTTAACTTCAACGAGGTTCCAGACCTCTACAGACTTGATCGTAAGACTAAGAAGCTGTATCAGTGGACGAGTAAGTTTCAGAGCTGGGATAGAGTGGAGAATACATTGGAAGAATACGGTGCTGATGATCTTTGGAGCAAACGGACAGGGAATAGTGGTGGGGATGGTTATTATAGTGGTACTAATCAATAAACTAATATGATGAGGATGAAATGAAAAGAGGTTCGTACAAAGAAGGGGACATTTTCCAGACCAAACGGTGTGGTGAGCTAGTCATAACAAAAATAGTAAGTGGTCCTGAAGTCTATGTTAGGTTCTTGAACACTGGCTACGAGCGTGTGACCAGCGCCCAGAATATCAACAGTGGTTTGGTTGCTGACCCTTTTGCCCGCTTAATTGCGGGTGTGGGTTTTATGGGTGTAGGTGAACATACATCTAGATTTAAAACCTCGGAGGTAGGAAGAGGTCCGAAAAACCCAGTGCACCAGATATGGAAAGGCATTATAGAAAGGTGCTACAGTGAAACGAACCCTTCTTATTATACATATGGAGCTAAAGGTGTAGAAGTGTGCGAGTATTGGCACAACTTTCAAAACTTTGCTGAGTGGTATCAAAATCATGCTGTATATGACACAAATATATCACTGCAAATTGATAAAGATATACTGTTTCCAGATAGCAACACCTATTCACCAGAAACATGTGTTGCTGTATCATCTTATATAAACAATCTCGTTAGGAAGCACCCAAAGTCTGACATGCTCATGGGTGTGTCTAAATCCAGCAAAGCTAGCAAGTTTCAAGCATCAATAAAATCAGATAAGGGTTATACGGGGCTTGGGTCATTTACTAGTGAAACAGAAGCCCACAAGGCTTGGCAAAAAGCTAAAATTAATAGGTTGTTAGAAGTATTGGATAGATACAGAAAAGAGGTGTTTTATAGATGTGAGGTTGAAGATGCTCTACTTAAGTTGGTAAATGAGATAGAATCAGACCTAATGTTTGGAAGAGTCACAACTAAATTTTATCAAGAGGGTTGAATGTCTAAATAGACTGCGAAATGCCTAAAATAATTGTTGACTGGTGTGGTGAATAGGAACATAATGAGCCATACCAAACAAAACACAAGGAACGTAGACATGAAAACCATCATCAAGCTGTTTGCAATGTCTCATAAAATCCCTGTTGCAATCCGTAGTAATGATGCTATGATGTTCTACAAACAAGTGGCAAAGATTCACGGGATGAGGTTGGAGCATAGCTTTTATGGTTTTGTGTTAGTGTAAGACTCAACCAAGATTAATCCCTCTCAAATAAGGAAGATTCTCATGTACACTATTCTCTTGTATGTCGCTTTGTGTTCATCTCCTAACCAATGTGATGCTTACGAACCAACCTCTTGGTCTGTTAGCACACAACAGGAAGAGAACGAAGCCTTTGAGCAATGTGCTAAGCTTGAACGTGAGTATATGAGTAAGAAGGGCTATAAAGAGTCTGATTGTTATTACGTGGAATAAATAGATTCGTTAATGAATTACAATATAAGGAAGCTATCATGATCATCTCTTTAATAGTCTTCTACAAAATCTTTATTCAAGAAGATGTAGCCTCCAATAAACCTCAGCCTGTCTACCATAGAACATGGAAAGACGAAGTGGAAGGCTATCCAGCCTCTAGCTATGCTAAGAGCTTGCAGATGGTTGTCCACTAAAGTGGCACTAAAGTGGCACTAAAGTGGCACTAAAGTGGCACTAAAGTGGCACTAAAGTGGTTCATTGAAAATAAATGATAAATTTCTTTAGATTTTCTTCAGAAATTCCTTGCACAATGTC